ATTTCATTTTTAATTCTTTCTACAAAAGCCATAGCCAAATGACTTGGCATATTACCAACGTCAATTTTGAACATTCTACGTTCAGGAGCGCGTTGAACACGATAGATAAGAACCGCATCTTCAAGCAATTCTTTTTGCTTGTAGACTTTAAAAATGTTTTCTAAAATTGATTGACCAAAAGGCCAAAATCTGTCTAATCCCTCAGTTAAGCTAAGATGTACAATATGTTTAGCATCAATAGCACTTTCACTTTGTCCTAAAGTAAATCTTGAACCAGTAGTATTGTAAGGCATTGCAGGAACCGTATATCCTCCTCCAGCACCACCGCCACCTGTTCCTCCCGATCCAGTAGCAGGATTAGCAGCAAAGTCTGTATTAGTCTTTTGGGCTACGGTTAAGTTTTGTAAATTGATATTAATATCTTTGATTACATATTGTTCTGGTTGTTTACCTTCACTTTCGTTTACAATAACTTTGACTACTTTAGTCATGTCTATCCAATAAAGCTTAAAGTTTTCTGGATCTCTTACAAATACTTGATCACCGTATTTTAGCGTGTTTCTAAAAATCTTAAATATTCTAGTATCAAATTGATTAAGTTTACACCATTGTTGTAACTGAGTTTTAATCATTTCTATTTCGTGCGGTGTGGGTTCTTCAGTAAATTCTACATCAAAAGGAGTTTTATTGTGTTCATTACGTTGAGTAGAAAACTCTGAAATGATATCTAAACATGCGTTAACTTCAGCATCAACATCCATCATTTCATATTGATTGTAACGTTCTATTCTATTTGGATGTCCAGTATATACTTCAGGTAATCTTGACATGTAGTTTTTATAGCCCATGTCATGATTATTCCACCCGCCGGTAGATGATCCGTTTTGTCCAGGTGAACCATTCCAGGCGCCTAGATTGCTATTCACACCAGAAATCGGACTAGATATACCGCTTTTGTTTAAAAATTTCTTTTTATATGACATAATTAATCTACTTAGTTAATAGTGTATTTAGTTTATTATACAGTATTACTTAATATTCTTTCTTGAATATAATTACTTTCACCCAATTTAGAAATCATGTTGTCTAATTTAGAATTTAATGTTTCTACTAATAACATGTTTGATCTGTACAAGTCGGCTAATCTTGATTGTGAGTCATTGTTAATTTCAGTTGGTTGATTGTCCGGAGTAGTAGCTAATCTAGAAAGTATTGAGTCCGAATTAATAGGTTGTATTAACTCAGTTCCATGTAACTTTCCTAAGTATCCGGTTTCAGGGCCTGATGCTATACCGCCGGTAGCTGCTGATATCGTTGCTGAGTCTAACATGTTTGTAACTCTTGGCCCTCTTCCGCCTACCTGATCATACCATCTACTATTTCGTAAATTATCAGCAGCAGAACCTATATCTCCTTCATTAAGTTGGTTAGATAAGTTAGGCCACCCACTTAGCCAATTTGGACCCATATTAAATGTTAAGTCTGTTAATGCTGTTTGCCCTAATCCATCTAACTGATTAAATCTAGGTATGCTCTGTGCCGCCGTTTTATGATGCATGTAATCTTGATCAAACATATCCATTACTTCATCATGACTAAATCTTCTGTTCATTTCAGGCGGCAAATTACTACCGATTAAATGCCCCACTCCAACAGTCCAATTACCTAAAGTATCTTGATATGGTTCATATCTTATACCTTCATTGTTTATTATAAAATCTTTTGCTTGTTGGTCAGATACATTAGTTCCTGTATTTCTTGCTATACTAACCTGAGGAGCAGATGTAGAAGAAGTTATTCCTGTATCTGTTGTTGTACTAACTTGCGGAGCAGGTGTAGTAGAAGTTATTCCTGTATCTGTTGCTGTACTAACTTGCGGAGCAGGTGTAGTTTGAGAATTTGTATTTTCAGAGTCAGGTGATCTAACTGCTATACTTAATGATCCAAATGCTTCTATTAGTAAATCAGTAGTAGATACTAAATCATCAAACGAGTTTGTTAGTGTAGGTATTTTACCTACAGTTGTATCATCACCGGTTAATTGAGATAATGATTGAGCTAAATCCTGTGTCGCGGTACCAAAAGCAGAAGATATGTTTCCGGTAACTGCTTCTTCTTCTTGAGTTTCAGTATCACTACTTCCGCTAAATTCTTTCCAAATTTGGTATACAGCCCAGGCTGTAGATGCATTAAGACCTAAGTTAATTAACGCCATAATCCAACCAGGGCCCGGCACAACTAGTAAACCTGCTGACAAAGCCAATTTTCCAGCTACTCTAGGTCCTAATTTAGTGCTTACCTTTTGAAGGAATTGACTGAATCTTGAGGATCCTGCCTGTGTCGGACTTGGTGTTGATGGCGGAGTATAATTTGAATTAGACACAGTTTGCCATGTAGGTCTTATTTGTCCCGATCTCATTACTTGTTGACGAATTGTAGAACTGGTTGAAGTACCGGCAGCAGCAGCAGTACCGGCAGCAGCAGCAGTACCGGCGGCAGCAGTACCGGCGGGTGTTCCCCCTAACACTCGTCTCGCAAGACTAGTTACTATTTTTGGTGCTAAGATTACACCTAAGGCTCCAATTACTGCTGCTCCTAATCCAGAAATACCCGCACCTGATACTTCATTATTGCGTTCTTCTTTAGATACACCTGTTATTATCTCATAAAGAGCATTACCTGTTTCAAGTGTTTTTGATGCAAAGTTAGTCAGACTTGGAAGTACATTTGCACTAATAGTAGATACTACTTCTCTAAAGTTTCTACCCAATTCTTCCAATTCTGATTGCAAATTCATTACTGGATCTGTTGTGCCATCTGCTGATTCTGTTATCTTTGCGAATGCTGCCGTAATCAAAGCTAATCTTTCTTCTTCAGTTTGTCTTCTAGTTACAGCAGATGCTCCCAATCTTTCAACTGAACTTCCATATACTTCTAAATATTCTGGTCCTAAAAGTGCTGCAAGACCGTTACTATTGTCTACTATTGCATCGGATGAAACTTGTAAATCTTTTGTGAAATTTGCAACAAGTACCGCAGCTTCTTCTAACGATCCCTCAAAGTTAAATAACTCACGAACATTTCCCACAAATGACAATCCAGCTTGATTAAAACCCATTTCTATAGAAGCTATACCTTCAGTAAAAGCCATGCCTTGTGTTGCTAAGGATGTCATCGCATCAGCAGCTTGTTTGACACCCATTTTTTCAGGACTAATACTAGTTGCTGTTATCATTAATACTTGATTCACAAGTTTCATACGATTGATGTCAGCTTCTCTTGTTGCTATTTCTTCCTGACTTAATGTAGATTTTTTTGCTGATAACTCCTCCTCCATTCTTATTAGTTCTATATCTCTATCTGTCATTAACGCTTGAAAGTTAGCATGTTGTTGTTGAAATTCCATAGCTTTTTGTTGCTGCTCTAACGTATCTCCTGATAAAGTACTTAAAGCATACAAAACATCTCTATATTGAAGTGAGGCTTCTTGTAATTTTTTTTGTCCGCTCTCACTTCTATCCAAAGATATACCACTTCGTAACAAACTACTAGCATAATGACCTTGATATTCAGCTAGTTGTGTTTGAGATATACCCAACATTCTATACTTTTTAAGTTGATCTTCTCCTACATGAACAAAACTAGCAAAAGCTTCTACACCTCCCGCAACTCCTCCACCAAGTGCTACTAAGGTGCTACCTTGCTTTTTTACTATATCACCAAAAACTTGTAAATCATCACCTGAAAATCTTGATTCTCTTCCTAAACGCTCTAGCTCAGTGGCTGTTAATCCTGCTGCTCCCCCTATAGTAGCAACAGAATCAAATGTTTTTATGATAGTTCCAGTGTACTTTACTAAGCTATCTGCAAATATTTCTGCTGCTTTGGTAGCAAATTCAATGGACTTAACAAATATAGGCGACGCATTTGACGCACTGGCTAAACCTGACGCTAATGTGCCGGCGCCACTTACTACACCCTTAACTACAGGAGAAAATTTAGTTATATCGTTTGACACGTTTAATAACGTGGATCCAAGACTCATGAAGCTAGTAGTAAGAGTTTTTGTTAGCTCATCCAGCTTTTTTTGAGTATCAGTAAGATTTTTTAATTTAACAGTTAAATCTTTAATTTGGTCATCAAGCTGGGTGGATACTTGGCCAGTTGTACGGATCTCTTGAACTCTTTTTATATTAGCATCGGCTAATTGTTGAGTAAATTCATTAATTTGATCTTGTAATTCATCTAAATTTAAAGCCATTTTTTTTATTCCGGTTATTTTTGGTACATAAATATACTAACACTATTTAGTGTTAATGAATAACTCCAAAATATGAGGATATCAAATGAGTACATCTAATAACCCACTAAAGCAATACTTTAGAAGACCAGCTATCTATATCAAGCTACCATCCAAGGGTAAATATTATACTCCTGATGTTTTAAATTATCCAGAAACAGAAGAAATACCTGTTTATCCTATGACAGCGATTGATGAAATTACTACAAAAACACCCGATGCATTGTTTAACGGTAATGTAATAGTTGATCTTATAAAAAGTTGTATACCTGATATCAAAGATCCATGGAAAATAAACAATATTGATTTAGACACTATATTGATTGGAATCAAAGTAGCTTCTACTGGAAATAGTTTAGAACTAGATTCACAGTGCCCTGCTTGCCAGAATAAAGCAACTTATGCAATTGATCTAAATTTTGTACTAAGTGGGCTAACGTCACCTGACTATGAAGAAAAATTAGAAGTTCTTGAACTAAAGTTAAAGTTTAATCCTTTGGATTATAATGACATCAATCAAGCTAATTTAGCACAATTTGATTTACAAAGGTTGCTATTGTCCGTTGAACAAGAAAAAGATGCTTCAATAAAAGAACAAAAATCTCAAGAAGGGTTAAAAACTATTACAGAGTTATCAATTAAACTTATAGCTAAAACTATAGAATATGTTGAAACTCCTGATGGGCATAGAGTAGATAATAAAGAGTTTATTGAAGACTTTTTAAGAAACTGTTCTAGAGATACTTTTAATGCAATCAAAGAGCATAACGCTAACTTAAAAGAAAAAACTAACTTAAAACCTTTGGCATTACAATGCGGTGAATGTAATCACCAATATCAACAACCATTTACGTTGAATGTATCCGATTTTTTCGGATGAGGCTCCTTAGTTTAGCCCCTGAGGATATAAAGAGCCTGATTGACCAGCTAGAAAAAGAATGTATTGAGATAAAAAGACAAGCACTTTCTTTTTCATGGTATTCTAGGGGCGGACTGTCATATACAGACGCCCTTAATTTATCTGCACCGGAAAGAAAATTAGTAAGTGAACTAATTGAATCCAACTTAGAAACAACAAAGAAATCTAAACTTCCATTCTTTTAATCTATATTAAAAGTTGTCCTTACGGACAACTGATACACTCATTCGTATTCGCTTTGCTCATACTCATTTCGGTATCATATTGATTAAATTATATCTGGGGTTTAAATCATTGCAGTCTTGAAGCCATGGTAGTGCTAAACAGCACTACCACTGGTTAAGATTCCTTGCGGCCTCTCGCCTTTGCCATCTGTTCCCCGTTAGAGTTAGCCGTTTAGCTACCTAACGCCACCGGTTGCTCTGTAAGGTTTGCTGGGACTGTAGTTGAAGACTAATAGTGAACAAATCACTATCGCTTCAGCAACGCATGTTCTATATCCGCAAGATAGAATAAAATATAGACTCATTCAGGGTTCGCACACATAACGAGAGCCCTGTCGGTGTTCCGTACAATCAATTACTACTAGATTGTACGCTTACTCCAGAATCCAACGGCAATAGCACTATGCTAGCAGTCTCAAGGAGAGTCGGGCTATCCCGACTAAACGAATTGTTAATAATTATGACTTGGTGTCGGGTTGAGAATTAGAGTTTGAATATACTTTAAGAAGGTCTTTATTATGATTAAAAAAATGATCAAAGTCAACGAGAATCCAATCACCCTGATTTTTAGATGTATAGTACATAAACTGGTCAGTAACCCATGTGTACTTAGTTTGAACAGCGATAAACTTACCTTTGCGATTGATCTTAACAAACAAAATGTTTAGATCGTCTTTATCTGCTACTGCCATTAACTGTTCTAACCATCCATCAAGTTGTTTACAGCTACCTGCTAGAACTTGATGAAACGGGAAGTCTCCATAAGATTTACATTCACAATTGAAGTTAACCCATGAATCTGGAGCAGCTATATCACCTTTAAAAGACTTTACTTGGTTCGTGTCAAGAGATTCTTTTCTTACAGAATTCTTTCCACCAACATAAGCTCCTGAATTAGGGATTCTATGAAAGCTGGATTGATATAAGTCGCTAAGATATATAGCGACTGTTCTTTCCCAAGAATTACCTTTTGCTTTTTGTGGTGATGTCATATCATTAATTATCGTGTTTCAAACTGTCCAATTTATTTTCATACATCTTCACTGCTAGTAGCAAAGGTTGTAAATCCGTTTTCTTTAACTACTCGCAGTACGCTAGTTACACGATTGACTAGATCATCTTTATGACTAATCAACCAAATAGATTTATTTCTAGTTCTGTTCATATCTTTTAATACTGACAATGAGTTTTCAACACCAACACTATCAGTACCGTTGTCTAACAATTCGTCAATAAACAATACATTGATTGGAGAGTACAAGTTTTCCCATACATCGCGGAACGCCCAAGACAATGCTAATATCAGTCTGTTCATTTCTCCGCGGCTAAGATTATGAAAATCTAACTCTCTACCAAGTTCAGTAATCTCTACACTCAAGTCATTTTTGAACACAACTTGATGAGGCAATCCAATCTTGTCAAGATAATGTGTCAATCTGCTGTTAAGATACGACAAGTTCTGATCAATAATCTTTTTACGAACAAATGAGTCTTTACTGGTTAACAATTCAACCAAGAACTTCAAATGATCAGCTTTTTTACTAAGTTCATTGATCGTATCAAATTTGATTTCTTGTAGTGCATCTTTTTTCATGTCTGCAATTTGATCAATATAAGGGTCAATTTCGTTAGCTTTCTTTTCTAATTGTTCTAGCAAATTGCTAACTTTACTTTTATGCTCAATAGCTTCTTGTTCAGTATCGTAATGAGTTTTGGGCATAGTACCTAAAGTTTCAACAACATGTTCACTAACTTGTTCTTGATATGGATCAGTTTCATTTTGCTTAGCTTGAATCATGTTTAAGATACTTTCTAGTTCAGAGTTATGCTTAAACGCTTCTGCTTCAGTATCGTAATAAGTGTTAGGTTCCAAACCCAATTCAAAAATAGAATTTTTATTTTTTTCTAATTCATTTTGGGTTTGGGCAACATCTCCTTGTGCTGATGCTAACAAAGCTTCTTTCTGACCTAAAACTTCATCATGCTTTGTATCATGTAAATCTTGTCCACAAGCATAGCATTTATGATCTTTAAGAGTTTCAACTTCTTTTAATAGTTTGTCTACTAGCTTTTCTTCTTTGGCTAGTGTAGTTTGTAATGAAACAATTGTTTTGTTTAAAAGAGCTAGTTCTGCTTTTTTCTTTTGATGGCTAGTTAAATCTTTGTGTGCTTGTAGTTCAGCACTAATATCAATATGACTTAGTTGGTCGTAGGATTTTAAAAGAACAGCAATTTCACTTTCGTTCTTTTCTTTCCAAGCAGTTTGTCTAGCAAGTAATGCTTCATAAGCATCTTGTTTTTTCTTACGCTCAAAATACAAAGCCAATTCTTTATGGGTTAGTAATTCTTGCTCAATATTGATTTTACTAAGATCATCATATGTAACAGCCAAATTAGTTACATCTTCATCATGCTTAGCTGTCCAAAGTTTTTGTCTGCGTATCAAACTGTCTATTTGTTCTTGTACACGCTTATTGGCTTCTTCAATAGCTTTTACTTTAAATTCTTCTAACTGTACTTGATCTTTTGTTTCTTTAGCCAAGATTTTTAGCTTTTCAGCTTTTTCGGATAGCAGTGTGATACCCATTAACTGTTCAATAATGTCACGCTGATCTGCTGCTTTCATAGACAAAAACGGTTCAGTATAAGTATTCAAAGCAATAATATGTTTAAACATATCATTGCTCATACCTATAATTTTTTCTATTTGTACCTGAGTTTCTTTATTTTCACCCTGTGCAGAGTCTTCACTGTCTTTTACTGCTTCTCCGCCTATGTAAAATTTCAAAAGATTGGGCTTTCTACCGCGCTCTATTTTATACTCAGTACCATTAACATTAAAGTCAAGAGTAACTAACATACCCTTTCCATTTGTACGGTTAATTAAATTATCTTTTCTGATGTTATTAATTGGAGAACCAAACATTGCGTAAGATACTGCTTGAATCATTGTTGTTTTACCAACACCATTTCTGGCACCATCGCCCCCTAAGTCTAAGTTTTCGCCCAGAATAAGTGTTAAGTCTTTGTTATCAAAGTTTACTGCTTGGGTAACATTTCCAACAGAAAGAAAATTTCTAATTGTTAAATTCTTTAGTACGATCATAGATTTTTGTATAACTCTAATAGGGTCTTTGTATCATAAAAATCACTTTCAATGTTAGTGATTTCTTGTAAAATAATTTGATCCACTGACTCAAATTTTAGTTCAGTTTGCGCATTGTCTTGTGAAACACTGTCACCCTTCATTGGGATCAAAGTCATTTCTCTTAAATTATATTGAGGAATCAATGTTTCTCTGATAAAGTTAGCTTCTTCATATGAAATATCAATATCAAGATGTACTCTAACATGTGAGCGAGATAATAGCAAACCATCAGGGTTATCTAAGATTTCACTTAGCTTATACACTCTAAATGTAGGTTGTTTAGGCCAAGCATGAAACTCAGGTTCTTGATCCCATTCTAGAATCATCATTCCCCTAGCATCATCACCAGCATCTGCATAGTTGTGAGGGAATGCATTTCCAATATACCAAATGTTTTTTCTAGCTTGTCGCTTGTGAAAATGCCCTGAGAATACTTTTTCAAACCCACTTACATGAGTATCACTAACTTCTCCGTGATCTGGCATCAGCACGGCCGCATTCATAAAAAAGTTGGGTAGTTCAAAATGTCCAAACAAATACTTGCCCTTCATTTTAGAAAGCTTTTTAAAGTCATCTCCGATCAACCAAGGAGCAATAACAACATCTTCATGCTTGAACCAATCGTTAACAATTATAATATTGGGTAGATGTTTAGCCCATTCTACTGAGCTAATATCTCTACGATCTCTGTAGTATAAATCGTGGTTGCCTGGAATAAAGTAGACTTTTTCAAACGCATCGTTCATTTTCTCTAATGCTTTTAAGCCAAACTGTAGCGTTTGAATGTTGATACTTGCTCTATGATGATTCCAATCACCCAAGAAAAAACAAGTTTCACAACCCTCTTGCTTAGCTTTTTGAATGAACCATTCAACAAAGTCTAAACAATCTTGATTGTGAATTGTGCTGTTGCTCTTATTTCCAAAGTGAATATCGGTAAAAACTGCTGCTTTTTTAAATAAATTATTAGTCATAAACCGTAGTATAGTATGTTAATAGAAAGAGATCAACTAGAAAGGTAATATTACCCTTGATAATCTTTATCAGAGTTTTCACCCTGTCTAGTCCAACTTGGGGCTAACCCATTAGCTTCTAATATATCATCTCTAATGTGTTGTACTCGTTTTTCGGTATTTAAAACTCTACAAAAAGAATTGGTAATAGCAGCAGTGTAATAAGCAAATGGATTAGCTGATTTCGCTTCATTGAATCTTAAGCCAACATAAGTTAGTTGTAAAATGGCTGCACCACGCATTTCATCATTATAAGTATATCCGCGCCAGTTAAACTTCATAGCATACTTTTCGCAAAGCATAATATACATTCTAGCTAACTTGTCAGTAATCTTTCCGTGCTCTTTGGAAAACTCTCCGGTTTGTAAGTCACCTTTCCAATGCGACTTGCCCACGCATATAAAGCTGTTGTTTTCATCTAATTTAAAATGCTGAAATGGGGGAAAGTTTACCTTTACATGTACCATATCGTCTACTTCAACTTTTGTTACCGGATCTTCTAAGTCAGCAAAAGCGTCTAAACCTTCATGATCGTCAAACAAAATTAAGTCTTTGGCTGATTTTTTTACTACTGTTTTTCTAGGTTGTTTAACTGCAACAGGAATATGATCCCAAGTCATAACTCTAAATACGAGATCAGTTTGTTGTATACTTTCAGGAAGAATCTTTTCACCTAGCTCATGTGATAGTCTTGCTGCTCTAACTTCTTTTGCTTGTTGAATTTGTTCAGGTAAATAAGCATGATCTAAACTTTGTTCTATGCTTTCTGTGGGTTTGTCAATAATCAAATCATATCTATGATAGTCTTTGTTTGTAAATGCGCAATATGATGTTTTGCTTTCGTGTATTTGTTTTAAAATATCTTTGTTATTTAAATAATTAACTTTCTTTGGTGTAGCTGTTATAGTTGTAATCATAATACCTCTTAGTAATTGTAGAAGTTAAACTATATACAAATCATGCACTTATATCAAGTACAAAGGGAAAATTTGGCGATTTTTTGAATGATAAATACAATGAGATACTATTTATCATAGGAATTAATCAATGGCAATAAGTCCGTTTACACAAAGTCTAATAAGAAAAGGTCTTGGCAAGCTTGCCGGCTTGCCTGGGGATATAACTCGCACACAAGAATCTGCAACTAACAATCAATTTGAACAGGCGCAGAATGACTGGAGAGTGCGACTAAGCCTAGCGCCGGATGCAACATATTTATATAAAGCATCAAAGCCAGGTATACTTAAACCCCTTAACGGCACTAAAGGTGTGATATTCCCTTACACACCACAAATTCAGGTAAGTTATGCTGCAAACTATGAACCTACAGAACCTGTTCATTCTAATTATAAAATTTATCAGTACAGAAACAGTAGTGTAGATCAAATTTCAATAACTGCTACCTTTACAGCGCAAGATACTGAAGAAGCCAACTATATGTTAGCAGTTATACACTTTTTTAAATCAGTTACTAAAATGTTTTATGGTCGAGATCAAATGCCAGTGAACGGTACTCCTCCCCCGTTGTGTTTTCTATCAGGGTTAGGCACTTATCAGTTCAATAATCATCCTATAGTAATTACTAGTTTTAACTATAGTCTACCTGATAAAGTAGATTATATAAGGGCGCAACTTGAGTCTCCGTCCCCGGTTCCAAATAACGAGCCACCAACCGGTGCTCAAGAAGGAACACAAGCAAAAGAGCCCACAATAATACAGCGAATAGCCAGACTAGGGTTAACTTTATTGCCCGGCGGAGAAGCACCACCTACAGTATTCTCTCCGCCGAGACCGGGTAAATTTACTGACGCAACATATGTTCCTACACAGATACAAATACAGTTAACAGCATATCCAGTTGTTTCTAGAAATGACATCAGAGACAAATTTAGTTTAGAACAATATGCTAACGGTAGTTTAACTACAAAAGGTATATGGTAATGTCAAATAGTATATATCCTGCAACAAGTCCTTATTATCTGACAGATATTAATGATGATAAGTATCTAGATACATTGAGGTACAGACCTATACCTAAGTTAGCTTCTGATGTATTATATATTATACCTCAAGTTTATGAATTTAGGCCTGATATGCTAGCCTATGACTTATATAGTGATTCTAGATTATGGTGGGTATTTGCTGAACGCAATCCCAACAAACTAGGTTACGATCCATATTTTGACTTTGTTGCAGGTATATCAATTTATATACCTAAAATGAGCACATTAAAACAGGTGTTAGGCATTTAAGATGACAAATACAGTAAATGATGATTCATCTGATGAATTTAGATTTTATAATGTTACACCTCCTAATATTGAAAATAAACCAGGTAGAAGAACTAAAAATCCTTTAGGTTATTATTCTAGTTATAATTATCAAATTGGCTTATACTTAGTAACACCAACCGGAATGGATTTGTTTAGGTCAACTAATGCAAAAGACGGTACTATTTTGAATGACACTAATACCGCTTACTTAGTAGCACAAAACGGCGGCATAAACAATACTACTTCTAATACAGCACCGGGATTTGAACTAGATTATTATATAGATGACTTAGTAATAAAAAATAAAACCGGTGCAACAAATCATACATTTACTAATGTAACTAATATTTCATTTAAGATTATAGAACCATATGGATTTTCTTTTATAAGCAATTTAAAAAAAGCTAGAGATAGTTTTGCTGTTGCTACTTCATTTCCTAATAATCCCACACGAATGCCTTTTGTGTTAAGTGTTGGGTTTTTAGGGTATGATAAGAATGGAAACTTAATGTCGGGTAATCAACAATATGATGATGTATCGCTAGATTTTAATAATGATAGTAACAGACTTTTTAATAGGTATTACTTTTTAACTATTACAAACATAAAATTTAAAATTGACGGAAAAGCAACTGTTTATGATATTATAGCAAGCCCTATAGATCAAAACACCGGATTCGGCACAAAAAAAGGATTTATAAATAATGCTGTTTCTATTTCTGCAAGTACAGTAGGGGAATCGTTACAACAACTAATAGACGGTCTTAATAATGAGCAACTTAGATTAGAATATAATAATGACATAAAGCCAACTCTTTATAGGCTAGAATACCATGGATTTCCGGATTCACCAAATTCAACAGATAATCCTATAGCAAAAGCATCTATAGTTAATGATAGTGATATAGAGAAACTTAGAACATCAGGTAGTGGTGCTCTGACTGTCAATCAGGTAAATGAACGCCAGGGAGCAGCATATGATCCTACTAAAAAAGAGTTTACTTTTGAAAAAATTTCTATAATGCAAGGAATAAGTCAAATAATAAAACAAAGCAGTTATCTGACAGATGCGTTAAGACAAATACAAACTACCGATCTTGAACCTGATCCAACTAAACGCGACAGAAGGATTATATCAAATTCTAGTAAAAGCTTTTCTTGGTATACATTAAGCGCCCGTGTTTCTGGTGGTATATGGGATCCTAAAATAAAAGACTATGCTTATATCATAACATACGTACTACAAAAGTATGATACCCCTGTTATTATTAATCCGTTAGCTAATCCTGGCATAGGATATTATGGACCTAGTAAACGATACGAATACTGGTATACTGGTCAAAATTCTGAAGTGCTTGAATACGAACAGCGATTGGATAACAATTATTTTATGATAATATTTAATCCAAATAATCTTCCGGATATAAATGAAAATTCAGGTCCAGGTATAGCACCAGAAACTCCTCGTATTCTTGGTACTCAATCGGTTAATGGAGATAACACCGGGGCCCCTACAGATACGAACCTTGCTGCTGAAAACAGTGTATTAACTGATTTATCTGATCCTAAAAGTTTTGCTGAGGCAAAGATAACAATATTAGGCGACCCGGACTTTTTAATGGAAGACACAATAGATAGCCCTAATCAAGTTTACAATCAATTTTATGGAGCAAACAACTTTACTATTAGTGCTAACGGCGGACAAGTTTTTATAGAATTAGATTTTAGAGAAGCAAAAGATTATAATTACAATACAGGCACTCTTTCTATTAATGATCAAATTAGATTTTGGAACTATCCGGAAACAGCTAATATTAAAGGAATAAGTTATCAAGTAGTAAACGTAGACAGTACTTTTTCAGGAGGAGTATTCAAACAAGTGTTAACATGTAAAATGACTTACCAGTTTACTGACTCTACTATAGGTCCTAAAACTACCGGAACAGGTCCCACTACAACAAACAGTAATGTAACTACGTCCAATACTGGATTTATTAAGAACTTAGTAACTAATATAGTACCACAAATTAATCCAGTTCCTGCTGAATCTACTATACAAATACCGTTTAGACTCGGTACAACATCAACAACAGATGATTAAAGGTTAAAAAAATGGCTGAAAACGTATTCAAACCTAGAGGAACATTGAACGCATATAAACCTGACTCAGGTGGAGCATTTATCAGGTCTTCTCCTGTGTTTGGTATAGTAAAAGATAATATTGACCCTGTCAGGGCAGGTAGGCTTAAAGTTTACATATCCGGTTTAAACAGTTTAGATCCAGAGAATTCTTCTGGTTGGGTAACTGTGAGATATATGACTAACTTTTTTGGAAGTGTTAGACCAACTTCAAGTAGTGAGGGTTCTGGAGATTTTAAACACAATCCATCGTCATATGGTGAGTGGCACGCCCCTCCCGATATAGGAACTACTGTAATTTGTGTTTTTGTTAACGGGGATGTAAACTATGGTTTTTACATAGGGTGCGTACCGGACCCAGAAACTTTACATATGGTTCCTGCTATTGGTGCAACTTTTACCGATCAACAAGAAAATGTATCATTCAATAATGATAGCGAGGGTTCTACTTACGGAGGGGCGCCCAGACTACCTACTACAAATATGAATACAAATAACCAAGCTGAATCTAACAAGCCGGGTTTTATAACTGCAACCAAACCAGTACATAGTTATACAGCGGCTATCATGGAACAGCAAGGTATAATAAGAGATCCAGTGAGAGGTCCGATATCATCAAGCGCACAACGAGAAACTTCTAGTAGAGTGGGATGGGGAGTAAGCACACCCGGTAGACCTATATATGAAGGAGGTTTTGATGATGAAACAATTGCTGAAAATATAAAAAATAACCCAACAAACATTGATCAAAAATTACGAGTGATATCTAGACGCGGCGGACATTCTATTGTAATGGATGACGGTGATGTTATAGGTAGAGATCAGTTAGTCCGAATAAGAACAGCAAAAGGTCATCAAATACTTATGAGTGATGACGGACAAACATTAATGGTTCTACACTCCAACGGACAATCGTATATAGAATTAGGTAAAGAAGGTACAGTAGACATTTACTCTACAAATTCCATTAACTTAAGAACTCACGGTGATCTAAATTTACACGCTGACAATGACTTGAATATACACGCGGCTAAAAATTTAAATATTCATGCAGAAAACATGAATATAGCCACTGATAAATCATTAACACAATCTATAGGTATGAACTTAATAACTTCTGCTTTAGGAATGGTTACAACTAAAGTTTTAGGAGCAATGAGTCTTCAAGCTACCGGTATAGCTTCATTCTCAAGTACTGCATTAACTTTTATAAACGGAGGACTAATAAATTTAAACACAGGTAAATCTCCTATTATTCCTTTAGATGCAGCACCTACTCCTTTAATAGCGCACACTGATACTCTTTTTGATAATCAAAAGGGATTTACCGCAGCGCCTGGTAAGTTGATGAGTGTAACATCTAGGGCACCTGCTCACGCGCCATGGGCTCATGCAGGTCAAGGAGTAGACATAAAGGTTGATCTAAGTTCTTCTTCACAACTACCTCAGGGTCCTAGTTCAGCTTTATCTAATGTAGTACAAGCAGGACTTAGAACAGGTGCTGTGCCGGCAAGACTAGCAACTGCATTGTCCTCGCCTACTGCCGGAGCCATTAGCAAATCTTTAAACAGTTCAGCTACTACTGCACTAATAGGTGCTACTGCTCAGCAAGCAGCTTCAGGACCTCTATCTTCGGCTATACAACGAGGAGCATCCGTAGTAAATGTGGGTTCGTCAAGAATCGCTGCGATAGGAGCATTTGCACAAAGCCCGGCGCAACTAGCAAGTGCTGGTGTCTTGAAACCGGGATCAGATAGGCTAATTAATTCATTAGTAAGTTCAGGGGCTAATATTACGCAGGCTATGCCAAGTACATTGTTTACTGGTAACTCTGGTGCAGAGAATTTAAGTACCTATACTAGACAAATACAATCTCAAACTAACACGGTTGTTACAACACTGCGACAATCACAAACAGCGTTAACTAATACGGGTGTAATTACAGGAAGAGAAACATCAGGTCAAATAGCAGGAGTGGTTTTTTCAGGTGTTAACTCTGGTTTAAGTAACACAGTAACTACAGTAAGAACTGTAGTTAATAAAAATACTACTGATTCTTCTGTACTAAGAGACATAGGTTTAGCTACCGCATCTGTGACAGAAGCAACAAACACAATAGAAGGCTTCGGCGGAATTTCACAAGCAGTAAATGCGATGTCTATATCACCAAGTATTAGTGGCCCGATAGCAAGTAATACCGGTATTGTGGGCTCTACATTTTCTGCAATAAACTTGTCATTCCCTTCTTTCAGAGCTGGAGTAGCTACTAATTTAGGTACTTCGGTTAGTAGTCAGCAAATAGTTTCTGATTCACTTTCTAATGTAGTAGGGCAAGCTAGCGCAGATGTTATTAGTAAATTAAATCCCGTTAGTTCGTTAGGTGCTCAAGCATTACAGGGATTCACTGGCACTTCACTCTTGGAATCTACTAATATAGCTAGCGGGATAATCAATATGCCCGGTGGATTGAAATCAATTGCATCTTTTACTGATAAAGCATTACCAAATTTAACTAGCATTCCCGGATCTGGTCAAATATCGTCATTAGTCACTGGATCTTTTAGCTCTGCAATGAATAATTTACCTCTTCCAAAATTACCAGGTGACTTGAGCAGTTTAACTAGCGGATTATCAGGTGGACTAGGCGGTATAACCGGTAGCTTAACAGGCGGATTAGGAGGTATAACTAGTAGCTTAACAGGTGGACTAGGAGGTATAACTAGTAGCTTAACAGGTGGACTAGGAGGTATAACTAGTGGATTATCAGGTGGACTAGCAAAATCTCTTTCAGGATTGCCGATAGGATCTATTGCTGGTGCAATGTCTGCTATTTCTGCTGTAAAATCATTGTTTGGCGGCAAAGGAAAATCTAGAACATTATCAGTTGCAGTAAACACTACTAACAGAGAATCTATCAATCAGAAAACAGTTTCATTGTTAGGAGATCCAGGAATACCTAATCCAACTTTTACTGGAGAAGTTTCTAGACAGGCTGTACAAAGCTTAACTGATATAAGACGAGTGGACAGAGAAATAATTGATCTTAGAGAAAAGATACAGGGTGTAAATATACAAATATTAAGGGTAAAACAAACAGAGGGTATAGCTGTATTAACAGAAGAGCAAAATTCTCCAGCCGGCGATCCCGAAGTTAAACGTAAAAAAGATGAAGTACAAGCAAAACTTGATGCACTATTTGCTAAGAAAAGAGACTATCAAGCAAGAATAGACGCAATAAGTAACCAACAATAAAAGAATAAATACATCATGCCAACATACATCGGATTCAGTACAATAAATGCAGACAAACCAAAAACTACTAACGCTAGGCCCGGTAGTGATGCCGGCACCGGCGGTATAACTGATCCTATCGTATTTGGTAAAAAGTTTAGAATGGTGGATAGTCAACTAGTTATTCAAGACTTTATAAATGCACTTAATATACCCTTAGGACAAAAAGTAGGACAACCAGGATATGGAACTACTCTTTGGAGTTTTGTATTTGAGCCTAATAATTTTGATACGCAGCAGCAGTTAGAAACTGAAGTCAGAAGAGTTGCTAGTTTAGATCCAAGACTTCAACTTAACTATGTAAATATTTATCCTCGTGACAACGGTATACTAATAGAAGTAGAAATGGCAGTAACTCCATTCAATCAAGCATTAGTTTTAAATGTATTTTTTAATCAAGATACTAGTGTAGCCTCTAGAATTTAATAAATCATAAAACTCTCGGTTTTTCAAAATGATAAATATAGTATATATTAACCGAGACTTATTATGGCAACATCATCTAGACAAAGCGGACTTTTTGGAGTCAATGACTGGAAGCAGATTTACCAGACATTCAGAGAAGCGGATTTTAGAAGCTATGACTATGAAACTCTTAGAAAGAGTTTTATAGACTATTTGCAATTATATTATCCTGAAACTTTTAACGACTATATTGAAAGTTCAGAGTTTATTGCTCTGCTTGACGTTATGGCTTATATGGGTCAGGGTCTTGCTTTTAGAAACGACTTAAACTCTCGTGAAAACTTTATTGACACTGCTGAACGCAGAGACTCAGTAATCAAGTTAGCAAACTTAGTAAGCTATACTCCTAAAAGAAACTTAGCCGCTCAAGGTTATTTGAAAGTTACTAGTATCCAAACTACACAAAATCTTTTAGACATCAATGGTGTTAATTTAAATAATATACCTATACTTTGGAATGACCCAGCAAATCCAAATTGGTTAGAACAATTCAACACTATTATCAATGCTACTCTAGTTGATACTCAACGCATAGGTAGACCGGGTAATTCTACTGACATAGTGAATGTAACAACAAACGAATATTCAATAAAAATTCCTGATAATAGTTTGCCCATTGCTCCGTTTACTTCTTCAGTAGATGGACAGAACATGAGTTTTGAGTTAGTATCTGTAACTAGTTTAGGTGAAGATTATATATACGAAATTCCACCTGACCCTAGTAGTAGATTTAACATTTTATATCGTAATGACAAGTTGGGATACGGTAGTCCTGAAACTGGATTCTTTTTCTACTTCAAACAAGGGACACTACAAAACTTTGATTTTAATTTAGAACAACAAATATCAAATCAAACAGTAGATATAGGTAGTATTCAAGGTGTTAATAATACAGACACGTGGTTATATCAGTTAAACAATAACAATGGTGATAGAACACTTTGGAGAAAAGTTGACAACGTTTATGCAGACGCATACCTACAAACAGAGTTTTCTGACAAAAAAATATTTTCAGTAAATTCTAGATTTAACGATCAAGTTACTTATATTTTCGGTGATGGCGTATTTTCTGAAGTACCGGTAGGATTATTTAGAGCATATGTACGTTCTAGTAACGCTCAAACATATGTAATTGACCCGTCAGAAATGCAAGGCATTACGGTAGCGTTTACTTATGTGAATCGTCAAGGAAGAAATGAAACACTAACATTGGGATTAGAGTTACCACTTGCTGTATCTAACGCGCAAGTTAGAGAGCCTTTATCAGAAATTAAACAACGAGCACCTACTCGTTATTACACGCAAAACAGAATGGTAAACGGTGAAGACTACAACAACTTCCCTTATACTCTTTATAGTTCTATTATAAAAAGTAAAGCAATTAATCGTAGTTCAGTGGGTATTTCTAAAAACTTTGACTTATTAGACCCAACAGGAAAATATTCAAGTACTAATTCGTTTGGTTCAGATGGTGCTCTTTATCAAAACGATACTGACGGATTTTTAGAACTTACTATAGATAACATAAGTGATATTATTGCATTCTTTAATAATACACTTGCGTCTGTTCTTGCAGAAAATAAAGCTAATCAGTATTACATTCAGAATTATCCTAGATATACTATTACAAATACACAAGTAGCTCCTAACAACACTTGGGTATATTGGCAAACTAGTTCAGTAGATGCTTCTAGTGAATCAGGATATTTTTATAACATATCTGGTAGTAATAATACTCCCGCTTCGTTGGGAACCTTTACTACTACTAATGCAAAGTATGTTACTACTGGATCAATTTTAAGATTTCGTGCACCGTCAGGATTTTACTATGATGCCAACAATAGATTGGTAGCAGGGATCCCCGCAAATTCTGAACAATATTTTATTTGGACTACTGTATTAAACGTTATAGGAGACGGTAGTAATAACGGCGAAGGTGGTTTCGCTAATGGAACAGGACCCGTAACACTAAACGGATATGTTCCTTCAGGATCAATATTAGTTAGCGTTATACCTGTTTTTGACAACTCATTATCTGCTACTTTAATTAATGAGTGTGTAGTTCGTATGGAACTTGAACAGAATTTTACATTAGTATTCAATAACGCCCTTACTATAAATCAAGAAAGATGGACTATTAGACCTATAACCGACGAGAATTATTTTGTTAAATTTCAAAGTATGGGATCAGGTAGATATACTGTTACACTTAAGTCATTAACTTATTACTTTGGTAGTGTTGCGGATACTAGATTTACGTTTGCACGAGATGAGTTAGTATACGATCCGTTTACTGGAAAAATTATTCAAGACTTTATTAATGTTTTACAAGTAAATTCTCAGCCTAATTCTTCACAAAGTTTAGGTAAAGATGTAAAAGTTAATATTTTAGGACAAACTGTTCAATCCGACGGTTATGTAGATGATTTCCAAGTTGAAATTGCGGCTACTGATGTTAATAACAGTCAGTTAATCTTAAATCCAGATTTCTTTCAGCAAATTACTGGTTACGATAATACGGGTTCAAATATAGGAATATATGTTTTCTTTAGATTAATTCAAGATGCTATTAATTTATCAAGAGAAGTTATTGTTCCTTCTACTGACGTTGTGTATCAATTTGCTACTAAAACTCAAGTAGAAGTTGTAAAATATGATTATCCTCTAGGACAATTATTTTATGCATATACAGAGAATAAGTTTTACAAATCAGTACAAGATCAAACGGTAACTATACCTTCATATGTATTAGTAGAACAACTTGAATACTCAGTAAAACCGGGTAGACAAGGATTGTCTTTTCAATACAGACATAATTCTAATAATACTACTAGAATAGATCCAGCTACTACTAATATTATTGATCTTTATGTAGTTACGCAATCTTATTATACTGCGTATCAAAATTGGATTCAAGATTCAACTAACACAATACCTATGCCAGATATGCCAACGATCAATCAACTAAATCAAGAGTACTCACAAGTTCAGAATTTCAAAATGTTGTCGGATTCTGTGGTGTTAAATAGTGTTGTATTCAAACCGTTATTTGGTCCTAAAGCAGAACCTGCGCTAAGAGCCACAATAAAGGTAATTAAACAAAGTAAAACTAATGCTAGTGATAGTGAAATCAGAAGTGCAGTATTAACAGCAATGAATGAGTATTTTAATATTAACAATTGGAATTTTGGAGATACGTTCTTTTTCTCAGAACTAAGTGCATATCTACATGCTGAATGCGGAGAATTAATAAGTTCTGCTGTATTAGTACCAAATGATCCTAGCAAGCGTTTTGGTGATTTATACGAAATAAAGTGCATGCCTTATGAGATTTTTGCAAATGGGGCAGTAGCAAATGATGTATTGGTAGTAGCGGCATTAACTCCCGCTGAGTTACAAATTGGTAGGTAATCATTAAAAATGACAAGAATAAGAACTCTTAATTTTCTTCCCGAAATTTTTCAAACAAAAACCAACACTGAGTTTTTGTCAGCAACACTAGACCAGCTAGTAAATCCTCCTATCACAAAAAAGATACAAGGATATATTGGTAGTAAAGTAGGTTATGGTGTTAATGCTAATGATTATTATGTAACAGAACCAAATAAAACAAGAACAGACTATCAACTAGATCCCGGTGTTGTATTTACAAAAACTAATCAGTCAACTGCTCAAGATTTTATTAGCTATCCCGGTATTTTAGATGCACTAGAATTGCAGGGAGGAATTACTAATAATAATTCAAGACTGTTTGAAAGTCAGATTTATTCATGGGATTCATTTACTGATTTTGACAAAATAGTAAATTACAATCAATATTACTGGATACCTACTGGTCCTCCCGCAGTAACTGTGTCTTCTGCACTAGTCTATTCAACCAATGATTATATAGTTACTGATTTAGCTAATGGTTATAATATAAGAGAACTGGGAGCTTCTGCTGGCAGTACCAATCCTACTATCACTTTATTAAGAGGTGGTTCGTATAGATTTACAGTAAATCAGCCATCACAGTTTTGGATACAAGGAGAACCCGGTGTATCAGGATTCAGTCCTACTCAACCTAATTTGCCGGTACGAGATGTATATGGTGTTAGTAATAACGGAGCTACTCAGGGTGTAGTTACTTTTACAGTACCTAGTAAAGATGCACAAGATGAGTTTATATTCCCCGGTAACAACTTAGTTGATGTGATAAGCACACTACCATTTGAAGATGTCAACGGTGCTCCGTTGTCAGCATTAGGGTCAATTGATAGTATTACTTCATTGAACAACTTACGTGTTATGTTTTATGACACAGGTGTAGTTAATGAGATTGGTTATATTTCTGCATACTACGATGAAACTTCATTTGATACGAATGATAATGCATTAGTAGCTCCTTTAGTAGTTACAATAGGAAGTTCTAATTCATCAACTGATAGATTTACTTTATCAACTGGAAATACTAGTCAGCTAGTAGTTAACAATACTATTACATTTAACAATCCAGTATTTGGTGGAGTAACAGCAGGTACAATTTATTATATTAAAAGTGTAGACAGTTCTACGGAATTTACTATTTCTGATACATTAGGTGGAGCAACTTTTCCGCTTACTACTGATAGCGGAACAATGACCGCTAACGCAAATCAAGGATTGTATGAAGAAGGGTTCTATACAACAGTTAGTGAAAACTTTTACAGAATTACTTATGTAGTAGATCCCTCAGATCCTACAAATCCAATTATAAGATTAATACCAGACGGTTTAATACCAACTGAACAAAAAATAACAGCTACGTACGGCTCAACTTGGATTGACAGACAATTTTATAGAAATACGCTAGGTGTTGTTTCTTTAGTACCTTATATTACTGCACCGCTTGATCAGCTTTACTATCAAGATGGTACTTCTGCAAACAAAGTAGGTATTATTAGAATAATTGAAAATAATACCACGAATACTATAAATGTAGAAACTGATATTTTAGGTAAAAAGAATTACACTTCAACAAATGGTGTTGTGTTTACTAATGGACTAAAAGTAGAATTTGACGGTGACGTTATCCCGTCAAGATACTTATCCGGACAATATTACGTAGAAGGTGTAGGTTCGGCAATAGAACTAATTTCAGTTGAAACATTAGTATCACCTGAAGATTTTACTACAAGTACCTTTGTCCCGTTTGATACTACTCCGTTTGATTTATCAAACTTTGATAGTGATTTGTTTATACCAACAGATTTAGATTATATTACTATTGCTAGAAACGCAATAAACAAAAATGCTTGGTCTAGAAGCAACAGATGGTTTCATTCGCAAGTAATTAATCAAACTGCGATTTATAATAATAATCCATCAATAGTTACTGAATTCGCTAAAGCAGAAAATAAAGCAAGAAGACCTATTATTGAATTTTATCCTAATTTAGGATTATTCAACTCAGGTACTCGTGGCAAAGATGCAGTAGATTTCATTGATCAAAGAACAACTGATGCACTATCGCAAATTGCAGGATTAAACAATTATTTTCCTGATGTAGAAGTATATACAGAAAATACAGTATCTATAGCATCTGTTGTAGGAACATCAACTACTATTACTATTCCTACTGCTGATATTGTAGGAACGTTCCAAGTTGGGCAGTATATTAGTGATTACTTAGATATTTTACCTAACAACACACAAATTACAAATATAACCATAGCAGGTAATAACACTGTATTAACAGTGTCTTGGGCCGTATCACAATCTGTTGGCTCAGCTACTAGTGTAGCCGTTATTGCAACAGACACTACAGTTAATAATTACTCTATATTCTCTGGAGCAAGAATTATATTTGCAGCAGACACGGATGTGAATGTACGCAATAAAATATATGTTGTTGCACTTTCTCAATTATCCCCATCATCAGTACCGGTTATTACATTAACTGAAGCTCAGGATGGTTTGTGTGAAGAAAATGATCAAGCAGTTATTACTAGAGGATATAATAATCAAGGTAATACTTATTATTTTAGTAACGATAATTGGATCACAGCACAAGAAAAAGTTACTGTAAATCAAGCACCGTTATTTGATGTATTTGATGAAAACGGTATAAGTTTTAGCGATCCAACAATTTATCAAGGTACTTCTTTTGCCGGCTGTACATTATTTTCTTATGGCATAGGCTCTGGAACCGATGATCCTATTTTAGGATTTCCTATAAGATACAGTGCTATTGATAATGTAGGTGATATTAGTTTTGATGTTTCGTTAAACACTGATACATTTGATTATGTTACTGGAACTACTCCTATAACTCAAAAAGTTAACACAGGTTATGTGTTTAATTATGATGACAGAACTGAATATACTAGAGAATTAGGTTGGCAAACCGCGGTAGCACCTAGTGCGCAGTATCAAGTATTTCAATTTACATATCTAAAGGATAATCCTAGTACAACATTTGTATGCGACATTGCTGCTATATCTGAAGTAGAAGGTCAAGATTCTTGGACTAGTGTACAGGTGTACATAAACAATGCTTGCCAGTGCGTAAGTGAATATTCATACACTATTACTGCAAATTCTACGATCATTGAATTATTAGACGTTTCTGAATTGGATAGTGATACACCAATTGAAGTTTTAATATTAAGTAACCAAGTTAGTAATCAAGCATATTATACAATACCTGTTAACTTAAGTAACAATCCATTTAACCAAGACTTAGAAACAGTTAACGTTGGTGATATTAGATTACAATACAGAGACATTTATGTAAATGCTCCCGGTATGTTAGGTCAAGTATTTGGATCAAACAATTATAGAGACTTAGGTAACTTAGTTCCATATGGAACTAACATAATTCAAAATAGTGCTTCTTTAGTATTACCCGGCACATTCTTGCGTAAAACAAATCACAACTTGTTTGATGCGTTACAATTTAATAGCAACGAATACACTAAGTTTAAAAATCTATTAGTAGATACTATTAATAATGCAGAATATGTACAACGATACACGCCTTCAGAAATACTAGATCAAGCTATTGATATTATTACTGCGGCTAAAAGTGAGTCACAAGCGTTCTTTTGGAGCGACATGTTACCTGCTAAGTCACCATTAAGAAGCAACACTTATACTTTTGCAAACAATTTAGATACAAGCATTTATCCCTTAACTACAACATATAACTTTGCTACTGCTAACTATAATGGTGTTATTGTTTATTTGTCAAGAATAATAAGCGGTGTAACTATACAGAAACAATTGATTATTAATCAAGACTATGTTATAAGTCAAGATGCCCCGTCACTAACTGTTACGTTAGACTTGATTGCGGGTGACAAGATTACTATTAAAGAATATAATCAAACTTATGGTAGTTATGTTCCTAACACACCAACAAAATTAGGTTTATATCCTGCTTATACTCCTCAAGTAGTGTTAGACACTGCTTATACTCAACCAACATATTTTATTAAAGGACACGATGGTTCTTATAATAAGTTATACGGATCTTATAACACTAATTTGGGTGTTCTAGAAGACTTTAGAGATCAGGGCTTATTAGAATTTGAAACAAGAATTTATAACAACTTAAAATTAAGCAGCACTGTACCTATTCAAACATATGAAGTGCTACCGGGATTCTTTAGAGATACCGACTATACATATAGCGAATTCTTGCAAATGTATAGTGAAAGTTTCTTAAACTGGGTAGGGCAAAACAGATTAAATTACAAAACTCAGGTTTTTTCTAAAGTAAATGAATTTACTTACAATTACACCAATGCAGCTAACAAATTAACTAATACACCGATTGAGCAAGGTTATTGGAGAGGTGTGTATCAATACTTTTATGATACTACAACCCCTAATGCTACGCCATGGGAAATGTTAGGTTTTACTGATCAACCAACTTGGTGGACAGAAAGATATGGTCCTGCGCCTTATACTAGTGATAACTTAATTCTTTGGAATGATTTAGAACAGGGTGTAATTTGGAATGACGGAGTACCTATTACAGTTGAAACAGTTGCTCGTCCTGGCTTAACTAATATCATTCCAGTAGACAGTGCAGGTAATTTAGTTTCTCCGTTTGTTGCAATAGTAGGAAACTACAACCCTAATACATTCCAAAGAGATTGGAAAGTGGGTGATGATGCCCCGGTTGAATTAAGCTATCGTAGAAGCTCAGCATATCCTTTTGATCTGATGAGAATATTTGCATTAATGAAACCTGCTAACTTCTTTAACTTGGGAGTAGATGTAGACAACTACAAATATAACTTAGAGTTTAATCAATACTTGGTAAACAACAGAAGTCATTTAGTAATAAGTGATGTTGAAATCTATGGTTCAGGTACTGCAAAAACAAGTTATATTAACTGGATAGTTGATTACGAAAAGCAAATAGGAATAAATGCTACTGAAAATATTACTAACTTACTTGATAACCTTGATGTAAGATTAATTTATCGTTTGGCTGGGTATAGCGATAAAAACTTGCTAAAGTTCTATGTAGAAAAAGGAACTCCAAACAGTAGAAACGCATCATTGTTAATTCCAGACGAAAGTTATTCATTGCTTCTTTATGATAATCAACCGTTTGATAGAATTGTATACTCAGGAGTTGTAATACAAATAACACAGGATGGTTATACTGTATTTGGTAATTCACAAACTAATGCATACTTTAAAGTATTGAAGCCAGTAAACAATGGTAAATACAATAACATTCAAGTTGAAGATGCTCAGGTAAAAGTTGCAGTTGATTATACTGCTAACGAATTATTAATTCCTTATGGTGCTAAGTTTTATAGCGAACAAGAAGTAGCACAGTTCTTGTCTAGTTACGGTGCATATCTAACTTCACAAGGTATGATATTCAACGATGTCTTAGGTGGAATAGAAGTTAACTGGGATCAAATGATCAGTGAATTCTTATACTGGTCACAAACTGGCTGGGAAGTAGGAAGTATTCTTTTATTAAATCCATCTGCTCAAACATTGAAAATTGACAAAGAAAGTTCAATTGTTCAACCGCTTACTGTACAAAATACTAATTTTGTATTGAATCAAAACTTGTATCCAATACAAGCAAAAGACTTAAGCGTGTTTAGAAACGGTACTGAGTTTAGTGTTACCGCACTTAATCAAGGTGACACTGTTTCTTATGGACAGTTTAATTTAAGTAACTTTGAACATGCTGTGGTATTTGATAATACTACATTGTTTAATGATACTATATACAATTTAATTACTGGGTTAAGACAAAACAGAATATATGTAAGAGGAACTAAAACCGCTGAATGGAACGGAACTATTACCGCTTCAGGATTTATATTAAATCAAGACAACATAAAAGAATGGTCAAGAGCAGTCAAGTACACTAAAGGATCAATTGTACTTTATAAAAACAAATACTGGACTGCATTAAAAGTAATTGAGCCTAGCAATATTTTCAATGAAAGAGATTGGAAAGAAACCGATTACGATCAAATTCAAAAAGGATTATTACCTAACTCTTCAACTAGATCATATGAAAGTGCGTTATATTATGACACTAACAAAGCTAACTTAGAAAACGATGCAGACCTATTAGGATTCTCACTGATAGGTTACAGACCTCGTGACTACATGGCATTAGTAGACTTAACTGATATTACTCAGATTAACGTTTATCAAAACTTGATTAAAAACAAAGGTACTCGTAATGCGATAGAAGCATTTAGAGGAGCTACCTTACCGCAAGGTGGTATTGAATATGAAGTCTATGAAAACTGGGCTATTAAAAGCGGTGAGTTTGGTGGACTATTAAACAAAAACTTTGTAGATTTTAAAATCAACGAACAATATCTAACAGGTAATCCATCAATTGTTAGCTTGACTAACGGTGTTTATACTCCGGGTTCTCAACAAGAAGTGCCTATATATAGTTTGTTCAATTATGCTAGACCTATTGACTCTCCTAATATTTTAAGTACTATTGATCCTTCTACTCCAACACAAGTATATCCTGATGCTGGATATGTAAACTTTGATGATGTTAAAATGTCTTCTTATTTCTATTCAGGGTTACCAGTAGCAAGAGATAAAAATAATGAGCCTGTACTTATTAATGATTTTTATGTAAGAGACTACGCTTGGTTAGCTAACTATCTAGGAAACTGGGATGTATTAGCTTGGACATCTGTTGGTAGAGTAATAGCAGTAAGAAGTAATCTAAACAATACTGCTACAATAACATTTGCTCAACCTCACGGTTTAGTAAGACTGCAACCTCTGTCTATTATAAACTATGCAACAAACGTAGACGGATATTACATAGTAGCTAACATAGTTAACTTGAATGAAGTGATTATTAACTTACCGGTAGCTACTGAAATTGCAAGCACTGGTCAAGGTATTGGTTTAACATTCCAATCACAAAGAGTAAGCAATCCTGCTAGTATTAATAACCTACCGCTACTGGATACAGAGTTTGTAAAAAATACTGTATGGGTAGACGAAAGCACTGACGGTAGTTGGGCTGTATATAGAAAGAGTTTGAACTATCAGTATAATAATGAAGTAACAAAAACTAACAGCACTACATTTGGTAGCGCAGTTGCGTACACTGATCAAGCAGGGTATTTAATAAGCGATGCTAGTGCAGGCGAAGTTTATCGTTACGCTCAAGATTCTGCTAACAATTACTTTATCGTAGAAACACTAACCGGCGGAACATCATTTGGTTCTAAGATCGTTTATGCAGGAAACACTTATGTAATTTCTGAACCTACTACTGCTTCAGAAGTTCATGTATATGTAATTAATGATAGTCAGTTGTCAGACGATTTTGTTCTTTATCAAACAATCGCTGCACCCGGCGGAGTAACAGATTGGGGTAGCGAACTAGCTATTTCCGGAGACCAAAATTGGTTATATATTTCTGATATTGCAAACGATAAGGTACATGTTTATCAGAAACAAAACATATTGCTTAATGCAGGATATTTTGTTTCCGGACAAACTTATGTTATCACTGACTTAGGTACTACTGACTTTACATTAATTGGTGCGATTGAAAGCAAAGTAGGTATCACGTTTGTTGCAACAGGAGTAGGTACCGGCACCGGTGCAGCAACTCAGATCACTTACAAAGCGTCAACAATAATCAACGGAGTAGCTTTAAGCTTAGTATCATCAACTGATAAGTTTAGCAAGTCTATTACTACAAACTACTATGGTGATGTGATGGTAGTGGGCGCTCCTGATAAAGACTATGATGGCAACATTGCTAACTGGGGAAGTGCTTTTGCATTTTCTAGAGCAGTTCAAAATATTGAAGTTCAGTTTAATACAATAGGACAAACTTTCCAATTAGCATGGACACCTATAACAGTATCACGAACAGTAAGTGCTACTAATGCCACAGGAAACTTGATCACATTAAACAGTGTATCTGGAATAGCAGTTAATGATCCTATTATCTTTAGCGGTACTGGTTTACTTGGTACCGGTATTCAAGGAAATAGTGTTTACTACATAAGAAGTATTGCAGGATCTGATATAACAATAAAAACTTCAAGATCATCTATTACTCCTGAGGCAATATCTACCGTAGGATCTGTTTCTAACGTAACTGCTACCGTGCAAACCTCACCATTATACGTATCTAGAAACGGCGTAATAGTTCAAGATAACAACTATGGTGTGATAGGTAGTACGTTCGTTTACTCAGGTACATTGACAGCAGGTGATATTATCACAGTAAGCGATAGTAAGTTTACTTACGCGCAGACCTTTACATCAAATTATAATAATAGAGTAGGCACTCAGTTTGGTTATTCACTTGATACTATTCAATCAGGTTCTGAAATATTAATAGGATCTCCTTTTGAAATTAGTGACGAAAACCAAGAAGGTGCTGTTTATAGATTTACAAATGCTGGAGCAAAATTTGGTTTAGTAACTGGAGTAAACGAATGTAATGTTACTGCTGTTCGTCCTTTACTAATTAACGGATACTTTGTTAACGTGCCAATAGGAAACGCAACAGTTGTAGCTAATGCTATTAATTCTGCTAATATTACTAACATTCAAGCAGCGGCTACTGTAGATAATAAACTAATGATTCAAGTTATTAATACTGATCTAACTCAGGTTAATCAGAAACTAATAATAACAGCGGTTGATACCACTACATTAACTGAACTAGGTATTGAAATATATACTAACACACAAGTTATTAACTGCCCGCATGAATTTGGACCTACTCAGTTTGGATCAGTAGTTCAATTCAACGAATATGATTCTGTAGTGATTAGCGCACCAGTAGCTACTCGTTATGAAGGTACTACGTTTGATTTTATTGATGACGAAGATTTTACAAACGATACTATTTTTGACAACAACGCTACACAGTTTATAGATACTGCACCAAATGCCGGCGCAGTTTATATGTTTGATTACATTTCAAACTATAACGAGAACTTAACTAATATCGGTGAGTTTGTTTATGCACAGTCTGTAAACAGCAAAGACATAGTATACGGTTTCAATCCACTTTATGGCACTGCTTTAGATTTCAACAGCAATGTAGTAATGATAGGCACACCTAACTTCTTACCAGACTCAGTAGACGGTCAAGTAACTATTTACGAAAATGAATCAGGTATTAAAGACTGGTCAATATACAGAAATTCTGCGCCTATAGTAAACATTGATAGCATCCAGAATGCACAACTCTTTAGTGCTGAAACAAATAACACATTGATAAATCTTGATTACATTGATCCATTACAGGGTAAACTATTAGGATCTGTAAGACAAAACATAAACTATGTTACTTCAATTGACCCTGCTAATTATAACAGTGATGAGATTTTTGATCCTCAGTCAGGGTTAATTTGGGGCCCTGAAAAAGTTGGTAAAGTATGGTTTGATACTACTAATGTTCGTTTTGTAAATTACCATCAAAATGACTTAGTATACAACAGCAAATATTGGGGAACAGTATTTCCTGGTAGTGATGTTGCTGTTTATACTTGGGTAGTAAGTAATGTTTCTCCTAGAGATTATCAAGGCCCCGGCACACCAAAAGATAGCACTAGATATACTGTTTCTAGTATAATAGATTCTTCTAATATAGTTACTCCTGTTTATTATTTCTGGGTAAGAAATTCAAATATAATCTTTAGAGAAGAAGGAAAAACATTATCTGATACAATACTTGAATCTTACATCAGCAATCCTAAGAATTCTGGTATCGCATTTTTTGCTCCGCTAAGAGATAATTCATTTGCTCTTTATAACTGTGCTGAATATATTAATGCAAATGATAGCGTATTCCATATAGGGTATGCTAATGGTACAAATGATGATGAAGCACACTCAGAATATACATTAATTAAAGAAGATTTTGCTGATGACTTTTTACCTGGACTACCTAAATTAGGAAGCAACGCAGAACCTATAGGTCTTTATGATAGACTGTTAGACAGTTTGGCTGGAGTAGATGAAGAAGGAAGCGTAGTACCTAACCCGTACTTACCAAAAGCAGTTCAGTCTGGTGTATTAGCTAGACCAAGACAAAGTTTCTTTTACAATCGTTACCTAGCATTAAAGAATTACTTAACATATGCTAATGAAGTATTAGCTCAGTATCCGATCAGTGAAATTAGACCTGACATATCTTTATTGTTTGCTCAAGGAGAATTTTACAATACACCAGACTACTGGCAGTATATTAACTGGTGGACAACTGGATACGACAACAACACTAAGTCAGCTATACAAGTTCCATTGTACGCCGATCTGTCTACCTTATCTGTAGCAACAGACACTATTGTTACTGTAGAAAACAATGGTAGCGGTAAGTTTGAAGTTTACAGATATGATGGAAACAGCATTTGGACTCGTATCGGTTTAGAAAATGGAACTATTGAATTTAACTTGACTCTTTGGGATTATGCTGAAGCAAGACTTGGATTTGGTGATAACTTCTTTGATACTAGTTCATATGATGAATATCCAAGTGAAGAAACTAGATATATCATTCGCGCATTGAACGAACAAATTTATATTGATGAATTATTGTTGTTTAGAAACAAAGGATTGATATTATTATTTGACTACATTCAAAGTGAAAGTACTGAATCTCAAAACTATTTACCTTGGTTAAACAAAACTTCATTAGTAGATGTGGCTCATACTATAAGAGAATTGAAACCAATAGAAGTGTTTCAAACTGATAATCAAGACTTTTTAGCAGGATACATTAACGAAGTTAAACCTTATCATGTGGTTGTAAAAGAGTTTGTATTTAAGTATACAGGAATAGACACATTTGATGGTAATATTACAGACTTTGATTTGCCTGCTCAGTATGATAAATCAGTAAATCAGTTTATTACTCCTTCATTAGTATATTCTAATCCTAATCAAGATAATGAATACGTAGATACTGACGATATTTGGCAAACTGCTCCATACACACAATGGTTTCAAAATAAGGGAGTAAGCTTAACCGGTGAAAGTAATTATGAGATCACTACATTAGTTTCTTACATGACTTTGGGTTCATCGTTTATGTTTGTAGACAATGCTCAAGGATTCCCAATCAATGGTACAATTAGAATAGGTAACGAAGAAATAGCTTACTCTTCAGTTGACAGAGCACTTAACTTAGTTTCAGGACTACAAAGAGGACTAAACGGAACAGCTATTTCTCAACATTTCCCTAATGAAAAAATCTTTATTGATTTACCTGAAGTAATTGTTCTAAATGGAGGAAAAGGTTATGTTGATCCTCCTAGAGTAACTGCATACGTTGATCTTGATTTGTATCCTGCTCCTACTACAGAAGCAGTATTTGAAGCAGTAATGAGTTTAGATTCAGTTTTAAGTATTAACGTAATAGATCCTGGTCAGGGATATATGGTTCTTCCTGAAATTAGAATAGATCCTTCAGTAGTAATATCATTTACTAATGCTGATATTAACTCAACATTACACACAATAAGAGTTTATGGTCCTAACTTAGCTACCGGAGACTTAGTACTGTTTAAACAAAGTGATGCTGGGGTCGGTCGTTTAGCTAATAATCAATGGTACTATATCAATGTATTAGAAACAACACCAACTGCTATAGTTGCGTTTTACTCTAACTACAGTGACGCTATAAATGATACAAACAGAATACAAATATCTGATATCGGAACAGATGATCAGTTAACTATTAGTTTAGGAGCAAAAGCCTCTGCGATCACTTCTGCGTCTCCTATTAGAGAAAATAATATCACACTAAGATTTGATAGAACAACTTATACTTCACAAGTACAAGATTGGAGAGCAGGCACATATTACGGATCATTCTTTGCTGGTAGTTATTTTAATAGCGAAAGTGTTTCTAGCTCGTCAATGCAATTAGAAAGTGTATTACCTCCTATCTCATCAGTATTAGCAAGTGCTCAAGGTGTTGCGTTTGAAATCACAGATGTTGACAATGATAGACAGCTAACTTGGTCTTCATTAGAACGTAACGTAGGCAACACGATATTAGCTACTAATGCAATTAGATTGATACCTCTAGATGATGGTTCTGCTAATCCAAATGCTTCAGGATCAACAATAGGTTTCTATGAAGGCATGCCTGTTAAGTTTGTTGGTGCGGTTGCTGGTGGATTACAAGAAAATATTACTTATTATGTTAAAACAATTATTAATGATACAGACTTTACTGTATCATTAACCGAAGGTGGCGGCACAGTAACTTTAACTAACGCAACTATTCCTGCAGCTGGATTAAAATGTTTAGCAGGCGAAGTAGTAGATACTGCTGTATTAACTGTTAACTATCCCGGCATACTTGAAGTAACAGCTACCCAAGCAGGTACTAATGCGTTAACTGTTCCTATGAGTTTAATAGGTACAGGAGGAACTGAAGGATTTTATACTAACTTGCCTGTATTCTTTACTAAGTATAGTGTAACTGAGCCTGTGTTTGGTGGGGTAATTGAAAATGACGTATATTACATAACAACTGTTATTAATAGTCAAACGTTTACTATTTCAGAAACACAAGATCCATTATCAACTACTGCAACTGCAACCACTGCATCTAATAATAGAGTAACTGTTTCTTCAACTGATGATTTTAGTGTTAACGATCCTATTATATTTACTGGAACTACATTTGGTAACATTATTGCCGGCACAACATATTATGTAAGTGAAATAGTTAACACAACACAAATGACTATTTCTACTTTGATTAACGGTGGTGTGTTTGTATTATCTAACGGTGCAGGTAGTATGCTGTTAACCAGTCAAGCTAACACATTAACATTGTCTACTGCAACCGGTTCTATGACAATGAATGTATCTTTACCAGTAAGCCCTGGACAAGTAAATGGTCAGCTGTTTACTTTGTATAGTACGTCTGAACAATATCCAAACGTTTCTGGAACAAACAGTTCGTTAATTGAAAGAACAATGACGGCTACAATAGCTACTTTAGATAGAATTACTATTGACTCATCTACTGGAAACACCGACGATTTTTATGTTAATATGCCAGTACAATTTGATACTACTATAGGCGGACTAACAGCAGCAACTACATATTACATAACTGATTACGGTATAGTAGAAATAGATGCTATTAGTACATCATCAAGTAATTTAATAACCTGTGATACTACTGAGTCATTATATGTAGGCATGCCTATCATATTCTCAGGTCAAGGACTAGGTGGTATTACAATAGGAGTAGAATATTTTGTAGAAAGTATCAATATTGATGGAATTAGATTCACTATATCTGATACTGACGGAGGAAGTGTAAAAATACTTACAAATGATTCAGGATCAATGTTAGGAACTGGAGAAGAGTATATAACAGTATCCGCTAGTAGCGGTGGATCCGATGTAACTTTATCTAACACAGTAAGTGATTTTGATATGACTCAAGAAATCATAATTGATGCAATATTTGATGTAAGCTATATATTAGGCGGATATAGAGCATTAGTAAGTACAGCAGGAGAAGGTTACGCGGTTAATAACACTATCGTTATACCGGGTGCTGATATCGGCGGAGCAACACCTGCTAATAATTTAACTTTAACGGTAAACACTATAGATGAGACTGACGGAGGAATCATTGATGTAATTTGTTCAGGTATAGTAGCAGGAACATCTGATCAATATTACTTAAAAGTAATATCTCCAAATCAGTTTGAAGTTTACTCTAATCCTTTAATGACTGTACCGGTAACCGGAATTGGATTTGATTTTGTAGGATTCACTACTACAACTGCAACAAACATTACAGCATCAAATGATAGAGTAACGGTTACAAGTTCAGCTAACTTTAGCGTAAATGATCCTGTTGTATTTACGGGCACTATTTTCTCATCACAAATTACATTAGGACAAACATATTACATCGTTGATAAGCCAACAGCAACTACTGTAAGACTGACTACTGAACCCGGCGGATCAGTTATTAACTTTACTACTGATACTACCGGCTCAATGTCAATGACTAAAGCAGGCAGTTTTGCATTATTGCCGGAACCATTCTACTTTAATCAGTCTATTGTTAAATTTAACAACAGAGTATATGTGTGTGTTGTAAGTAATAATGATGACGACTTTATATTTGGTAAGTGGGAATTACTAGATTCAGGTGACCGCAGACTTAACGCTATGGACCGAGTAGTAGGATATTATCAGCCTACTGTGAATATGCCGGGTGTTGACTTAACTCAGTTGTTTGAGGGAGTTACTTATCCTAATAGTACATATTTAGGCAATCCTTTTGCTCCTGCCCAGCAGTACGAACTAGATACTATTTTACAGACACAAGCGTTTTATCCAACTGATATTGATGTTGCGTCTGTAGTTTGGAACGGTACTAATTATTTGGCTGCTGCTAGTGCACCAAACTATTCTGCGGTGTTAGGCAGCGAAACCGGCGAATCTTGGGCAGTTGCTAAACTTACTAATGCGGGTATAGGATTAACTGATATCATACAAGCTAATAACATATATGTTATGTCTTCCACTAACTCGGCTACTCCTATACTTAGAAGTAACGACGGGATAGTGTGGACTACAACAGGCACTGTTACAAGTGAAATAGGCCCTCAACCAATAAGCATTGCTGCGCTATCATTACAGTCAGTAGCTTACAGAAACAATCTTTTCGTTGCAGTAGGAGAAGGTATTGTTTCAAGTAGCGACACTTACGATTGGACTCAACGATTAGCGTTTACTGAGTATGATAATACACTATACGGAGTTAGTGCAGTAAACGTTGCTGCATTTACTGGATTTGTTGCAGTAGGTAAAGGTGAAGTACCTGAATATTCTACTGGGTTAACTCAAATAGTAGATACTAATTTAATATACTACAGCGCAAACGGAATAAATTGGACCGGTGTAAACTTTATCCCATCAGCTGGTGTAAACACAAGCACACCTAATGGATTTAATGGCGTTGCCGCTAACGGAAACAATATCGTAGCAGTTGGTGAAAATGGTGTTATATATTACAGCGAAAACGGTGCAAGTTGGTTGGGCGTAAATGAAGTAACAGTACTAAGTGTAAACTCTGCTACTGAACAATTAATTTTAACTAACACTGCTGGATTTGCTGTAAACGATGTGATTAGATTCACTGATAGTTTTAGTTCTATTACTGCTGGAATTAGTTATTATATAAAAACTATCGTATCTTCAACTCAAGTTGAAATATCTACAAGCTTAGGCGGCACAGTTCTAAATCTTACTGATGGAAGCATTCCGTTTAGAACTAGAATGTATTCATATCCTACTACTGCAACACTGAATGATGTAGTATACGGTGATGGAGTGTTTATTGCGGTAGGTGACACAGGAACAATTAGAACATCTACTAATGCAATTACTTGGACTACGGTTGCCTCAGGTACTACAGAAAAATTAAAAGGAATTTCTCATAAAGAAACCGGTTCGTTTATTGCAGTAGGAGAAAATGACACTGTATTGTTAACTGATGATTATGGTGTTACTTGGACAGTATCAACACTGTTTGTGGTAGCTCCTCCAATCTATGATATTCAAGGTGATGCATTTACAGCAGGTTACGCTCCTGAAGAATTGGTTGCAGGTATGGTAACTGACAATCTTGCAATGACAGTAAACACACGTCCTGGAACAAACTGGCCTGCTACTGAATATGCTCACACTGGTTATAATATAGTATCTTTAGAACTAAATCCAGTATCGTCAACTCAAACAGTGTATAGCTTTGATGGTGCTGCTCAGTACCCAACTGAAATATTTGTAGCTGTGATCAATGGTACTACTGGATTGTCTACTACGATTTATGAAGGTACTGATTATGCAATTGACTGGATAAACAATATAATTACATTAACTACATCTATCGCATTTACCCCTGTTAGTGATACTCTACGAATTGATGTATACGAAACAGGTAACGGTGATCAACTAGTTAAATCTAATTCTAAGACTGATCCTATCAGACTTAATACTGATACTGGCTTTAATGAAATTTATCTAAACTGCAATTATTCAGGTGTTATATATTCTGGCAGTGGTGTAATACGCCCTGAAACATATTCAGTAGAAGTATTTGCTACTGCTACTGAATCCGTGACTAACAGAATATTGTGTGACAGTGTTCAACAGTTTGTTATAAATGAACCTATTAGATTCCAAGGAGTAGTATTTGGCAATATTGTAGAAGATCAGCAGTATTATGTAAAATCTATTAGTCCCGCAACTAATACTATTACTATTTCTGATAGCATTAACGGAATAACCGGAGTTGCAGGTTCTATATATGTGTTAACTGATGCTACTGGATTAATGTTAGTAAACATTGAAATAGGTAGTGGTTTGGTTTGGACAGATCCTATTGTCACTTATAATGGAACTAAATTAGTAATAGGTAATACTAATACTGCTGTTAAAACTAAGTCAAGCAACAACGCAGTGGTAACTGTATCTACAAATGGATTAATAGCTAACTCTCCCGTAACGTTTGGTGAGGGTATATTTACAGGAAGCAATATTGATCCTCTTACTACATACTATATAAAAACTATCATAGATAGCAACGAGTTTACTATTTCTGAAACACCAAGCGGTTCTGTAAAAGTATTGGGTAATGCAAGTGGTAGATCAATGTACATAACAAACGACTATGCTATAGGATTAGCAAGCAATGGAATTTCAGCTAAATTAGTATTTGCTGCTCCGTACGACAACTCTACTGATTATCTGTCATATACAATATTTGGAGAAACATTCCCGGCACAATATGGATACACGCTACCAGAAACACAAATACTTTCTGGAGATGGTATAGAAGATACATTTGCGCTAAACAACTTTGTAGGCGGTGATAATCCTGGTAATGCTATTGTAGAAGTTGACGGTATTAGATTGTCACCATTAGGTGATTATACTATAGATCCTGCTTTAGATGAAATTATATTTAACTCAGCACCTACTAATGGTAGTACTATAGCAGTTACTACGTTTAATGATACTCAACAGCAGTATTTGAATACTCAGGTTATAGGTGACGGAATCTCAACTGCACCGGTAGTAAACGCTATTCAAAGTATATCTAATGAAATAACATTACCACTAGCTGTTACTCGTGCTACTGCTACTACTGCGGGCGTACCTAATGAAATAACAGTAGACAGCACTTCAGGATTTGTACTCAACGCTACTGTAGAATTTAAAGGTATTTCGTTTGGCGGGATAGCAACTGACGGAACTGTGTACTTTGTTGATAGTATTGTAAGTAGCACTGTGTTTACTATCAAAAACGAAAACGGAACTCAAATAGTAACCACACTAGGTACAGGTACTATACAAGTTACAGTAGGCGGAAAACCTGCTGTTAGAGTAACAACTGCTGCGGCTAACGGACTAAGTGAAAATGACTTAGTAAGAATAGATGGTACGTTAGGATCAATCCAACTTAATAACAATACTTACTATGCTAAGATAATTGATTCAACAACATTTGATTTATACGAATCAGGGATTCCAGGATATGCAGGTTATAATCCTGCATTCGGTGCTGTAAACTACCCGATTACTACTATTTCTTCTTATACAGGTGAAGGATATGTTTGGTTAGTAGATTCTTATTACTTAGTAACTCAAATTGCTACCGCTACAACTACATCAACTAACTTGATTACAGTAACTTCTACTAGTCAGTTAGTAGTAAATACGCCGGTAATATTTACCGGTTCTGTACTAGGTGGTTTAGTAGCGGGAACAACATACTATATACGTGCGATAGTTAGTGCAACACAGTTTACTGTTTCTGCTACACGAGGTGGAAGTTCAGTAGCTCTTAGTAATGATTCAGGGTCAATGAATGTAACTCAGTGGGAACACGTAAATACTGATCGTTTATGGGTAACAGTAAATGGTGAACGTGTACCTTCTACTAGCCTGAGATTAAATGCTGATAATAATTTAAGTATATTAACTTCTATAGATTCAAGTGACGTAGTAATCATAACAAGTATGATGCCATATGCTACTCCTGATGAAGAAATATATTTGAACTTTGTTGATACTATTAATGAAGCAAGTGTGTACAGAGCAAATACCGGTACTAGAACTTGGTTAACACAACCTATCTATGACTTGAGTACTGTAATTTATGTAGATGACGTTACTCGCTTAACCAATACTATTGTTCAGTCAGTGACCACTCCTGCAGCAGTTTCTGGTAATTACAACTTTGGGTTAACAGCAGATAAGAGATTAATTACTAACGTTACAGTATACAACAATAGCACAAACGAGTTTATTTCTAGCGATAATTACCGAGTTGTGATAGAAGAGTTATCACCGATATTAAAAATAACAGCAGGTAGTTACATTAATGTAGGAAATCAATTAACAATTACTACTTTAGAAGGTAATTTGATTTATGTAAACGGTGAGCAAATCAGATTTGGATCAGTAGATTTAACTAACAACACATTAAGTAACTTAGAACGAGGAGTTAATGGAACAGGAAAGCAATCACTGATACTAACTTATACTGAAGTTTTTGGGTTATTATCAAAGAATAGACTGTCAGATGTTTATTATAACCAAACTTGGAACCCAATAGATGACGCAATATTTAATACAGTCGACGGTGATCCATTACAGATAAGTGAAACTGTGTCTGCTGAATTCTTAAATACGGATATTTTATAATGATAAATAAAGACATGAATGAACTTAATGAACTTGAACAATCAAATAAAAAAGAAACTGAATCTTCTAAAAAACCAAATGAAGTGGGCGGATTCTATTTTTCATCAAGTATAAAAATTTTTGATCCAAATACTAAAGAAGTTATGGTTCAGCAAAGAGGAGATAATTGATGTCTATCATTACTTTATCGTATAAAGTAGAAGGCTTTTTAAAGGTTTACGACCCCAATAACGGGGAAGTATTTGTTGACAAACATAACGCTATTAACTACGAAACCATGTCTGAAGCTATTGCCGATACACTTAGCAGCAGAGGCTATGGAGAAATTTATCAAATGGCATTTGGTAATGGAGGGGCATCAGTAGACTCTACTGGAGTAATTACTTATTTACCTCCTAATGTTACTGGACAAAATGCAGCACTTTATAATCAAACTTATGCAAAAATAGTAGATGATACTAGTGTGTTTAACTTAGACCCAACTAGAAATAAGATGACGGTTTTTCATACTACGGGAAAAGTTTATACAGACATTTTAGTTCAATGCTTGTTAGATTATGGTGAACCAGCCGGTCAAGCAGCGTTTGATAATAGTACACAAACTGATTCTAGTTATGTTTTTGATGAGTTGGGTTTGCTGGCTAATTACGGTACGGATAGTAATGGAGATGTTATAACTAGATTATTAACACACGTTATTTTTCACCCAGTACAAAAATCACTAAACAGACAGATTCAGATAGATTATACGGTTCGTATACAGTCTTTGACTAATATGGTTACTATCTAAGATAAATAAAGAATAAGCGGAGTTATATAAGATTATGGCATATACAATTGTAAAATCAGATGGTACTGTATTAACAACCATTGCTGATGGAACTATCAACACTACGAGTACTTCACTAGCACTGCCTGGTAGAAACTATGCAGGATATGGACAATCTCAAGATACAAATTTTGTTCATGTTACTGAAAATTTTGCAGATACTACTCCTCCTCCAAACCCTCTAAGAGGGCAACTTTGGTATAGCACTAATAACAGTACTCTTTATGTATGTCCTACAGACGGTGAAGCAAATGCTCTTGCTTGGTTAGCATTGACTGCTACTGCAAGCGGTGGTAATACAACTTTCGGTGCAGTTACAGTTACCGGTAACGTAACAGCAAATAATATTACAGCAGTTAATACAATTTCTGCTAATGCTTTTTCTGCTGGATATTTAACTATTTCAGCAAACGCAAATATAGCAGATGCAAATATAACTACTGCTAATATTGGCACACTTCAAACTACTGTAATAACAACAGGAGCAACCTCTACTCCGGGTACACTAACCGGTACTTGGACAGTTAATGGTTCAGCCAGCGGTAATGCTCTTGTATTAAACGGAAACTTGTTTATAAGCAACTCGTCAGGTTCTAATATCTTTGGCATAAAAACCGACAAGTATATGTATGCTAACGGTGACATTATTTCGTTTGCAGGTTCTTACGCTAACGCTAACGTAGCAGCTTATTTACCTACATATGGCGGAAATATATTAACTGTACAAACTACTGCAACTGTTCTAACAACAGGAGCAAATACAACTCCCGGAACAGTAACAGGTAACTGGACTTTATCTGCTGGTTCTAGACTAAATGCTACATATGCTGACTTAGCAGAACGTTTTTCTGCGGATGATATTTATGATGCAGGTACAGTAGTAGAAATCGGCGGAACACAAGAAATTACTGCGGTTAAATATGAACTTTCTGAAGATGTATTTGGAGTAGTATCTAATACTGCGGCTTATCTTATGAATGCAGGTGCAGGAAATGATAACTCTCATCCTCCTATCGCAGTGTCTGGTAGAGTAGACGTTAAAGTTACAGGGATAATCAAGAAAGGACAGCGTTTAGTAAGTGCCGGCAATGGTATTGCTAGGGCTGCATTACCTGGTGAAGCTACTGCGTTTAATACGATAGGTAGAGCATTAGCAGATAAGAATACGGATGATTTAGGTACGGTAGAAGCTATCGTAATGATACGATAATAGGGAATAACAAATGAGTTACGCACAATTTGGATTAATAGAAGCAACAGACTTTAACGCATTAGTAGGTGGTAATCCAACTGCAACTGCTAATACGCTAAATGCAACTTGGGCTACTGGTAGCGGAACTGCAGGTTATGGACAAACTGCTGTAGCTAACGTTACTGCTGGTAATACTGTAGCCGCAAGTAGTTGGAATTCACTTGTAACAAACACTGCTAACGTAGCAACACACCAGGGGTCTTCTATAACCAGTGTTACTGCTCCTACAGCCGGAGCAACTGTAACTTTCTTATCTGCTGTTCCTACTAACTTACAAACAATCTATACAAACAGATTAAACGCTGCTACTCAGTCAGGTACTACTTCAAATGCTGTGACAAGAGGTACTACTTGGTCTACTGCATTAACATTTACTCACACTGCTACGTTTGCAAATGGGGACGCTGCTAGATTCTTTTTTAACTCGGGTGGTCAGTTAAAAATGACTGTATCACATGCTGATAACACAGCAGGTATTAACTTATTGTTCAATAACTTGGCTTCTAACGTAGGTACTGTAGTGTTAAGTGCTCCTAGTTCGGGTACTGCAAACATTGCAGGAACAAATTTTAATGGCATCCAAAAAGTCGGCGGAGGTGGAAGCTCACCTACTATTTCACCGAATAACGGGTACTATGCGTTAACTACTTCAAACGCTAACGTCTTTACTCAAACCGCATCTACCGGTCCTTCAGGTTATTTAAGTTCTTTTATTCGCTTTATCGTACAATCAAACGGAACACAGGGATCAAACGGTGATGCCGGCTCTGTCATTACAATTAGCACTGTTTGGGACGAAGTTCCTGATGGTTTAGTAGTAGGTACAGGTTCTACTACTACACTAACTGTTACCCCACCTGAAGTAACTAATATCGCTAATACTTGGGGAACCATTACGTTAGCAGGATCAGTAACAGGATCATAATAATTTAACACACGATCAGTATTCATCTAAATACTCGTAGGAGAACACAAGATGAATACTGATACGTTAATTTCAGATGTAAAAGCACGTTTCGCACACAACTCAGCCAAAGCATACCTTAAAGAAAAATACGAAGCTAAACTTATTGTAGCAGATCAAGGTGGACTTTGGAAAGCAGATCAACAAACGATTTCTACACTAAATTCTTTTTCCGGTTTAAAAAATCTAATTTTAATAGACACTTTTGGAAATCCGTTACGGGTAGAAAGAGAAGAACTATTGAAAAAATTAAAAGAAGTTTATTTAACAGTAACATTTGAATGGTATCAAGAATGGCAGGAGTTAGAATCTAAGCGATGACTCGTGGTGCTATTCTTTTCGCGTTCAACTCTGACAAGTATGATTATTACAAAATGGCAGTTGCTACTGCTAAACGTATCAATCATTTTTTAAACTTACCTGTTACAGTAGTTACTGATAAAGATTCCGTTCGTGAATCTGATTATCAATTTGATAAAACTATTATTACTGTGCCCGATAAAAATAATAAACGAGATTGGGGTCAGTGGATTAACAAGGGTAGATATAAAGCATATGAGTTTAGTCCCTATGATGAAACACTTTTGCTAGACACGGATTATATGGTTAACTCTGATAAGCTATTAAAGACTTTTGATTTTTCTAAAGACTTTTGTTGTCATGATCATACAGAGTTTTTTATGCAACCAAACTTACCTCAAGAAATGCTAAGTCCTTTTAGTTTTGAAACTCTTTGGGCTACTGCTGTTATGTTTAAAAAGACAACAAAGTCGGAACAAATATTTGAATCGTTAAAAATGGTTCAACATAACTTTGAACATTATGCTAACATACACGGTTTCATTTCAACTACATTCAGAAATGATTATGCTCTTACATTAGCATTGCGTTTAGTAAATGGACATATCTTACAGCAAGATAATATTATTCCATGGAGCTTGATGCATGTAGGAAAGAATACTCCTATATCTAAAAATTCTAATGAGTTTTTAGATACTGAGTTTACTATAATGTATGATAACTGGCAACGCGGTAAAATAAGAAAAGAATATATTACAATCAAAGATATGGACTTTCATGTAATGGTAAAAGAAGACTTTATGGAGTTAATAAAGTGAATATATTTGAGTTATTAGATGCTAATTCTTTTATAGGTAATAGTATATTTCCGTTTTATTTCATAAAAGATAACATTGTAATTACTAACGGTAAATGTGGTTCAAAAACGTTACACACTGTCAGTGACCGCACCTGGCGTACTACTAGTATCACTAGTACAGAATTTTTATCTAAAGTTGATCAGGGATACAAAGTACATTTTGTTGTACGAGACCCTCTGGCACGCTTTAGATCGGGAATACTAGAAGACTGGCGTGTTAACACACATTATTTAAATCATTTTTATGATGCAGATCGTATTGACGTAAACTCTTTTGTCTTGTATCGTCTTTCTGTAATAAATTCTGCACTAGACTATAGTCAGGAGTATCACATAAGTAATTGGCTAACAAGAATCACAGATGTTATTCAGCACATCCCAAAGAATAAAACTTATCAAATCTGGAAGCTAGAAGAACTACAATATATGTTATCATCTTTAGATATCTCTTATACACATATAACCGATAAAAAAGATAAGTCGTGTATTAAATTTCTTGAAAAATATGATAACTTACCTAAAATAACAGTAGACATGATACAAGAATATTTGAAAAGTGAAATACAGATATATAATAAATTAATTGAGTTACGAGAACGAATATGAACCGAGGCTTTGTAATTTTAGCACAAAATACCGACAAAGTTGATTATGTTAAGTGTGCCGCTGCATTAGCAAAAAGTATTAAAAGAGTAATGCCCGACGAATCTGTAACATTAGTAACAATGGATTTGGTTGTAAGTGATTACGCAAAATACTTCAATCACATAGTAGAGCTACCGTACGGTGAATTAGAACCAGATAGTGATTGGAAGTTATCAAATGATTGGCAAGTATACCTAGCCTCTCCGTACGAATATACAATCAAATTAGAAGCAGATATGTATATACCAAAAGATATTACATATTGGTGGGATATTTTAAAAGAACGTGACTTGGTTGTATCTACTACGATAAGAAACTACAAGCAAGAAATTTCAGATGTACGAGTATACAGACGATTTATTGATGACAATTGTTTACCTGATTGTTATAACGCTATCACTTACTTCAAGAAGTCTGACTTAGCTAAGCGTTTTTTTGGTATAGTTCTTGATGTATTTGATAATTGGGATCAGTATCGCGCTATTTTAAAATGTAAAACCAATGAACTAGTAACTACTGATTGGGCATATGCAATCGCAAGTCACGTATTGGGTGTTGAAAATACAACGTTACCTACGTTTAAAGATATGAGTATGATACACATGAAACAGTTTATAAACGGTACGTATACAGAAGATTGGACAGATACTTTTGTTTATGAAGTATTACCTAATCAAATTAGAGTACAAACAGTGCCGCAAATGTATCCATTTCACTATCATAAAAAAGCATTTGCTGATAGGCTATTGAAATAACTATGCAAAAACAAAATGAAGAAGGATACATTGTTTTATTTGAAGCTCCTAAGATAAGTACTCCTGAGTTTAGATTATACTATGATGAAAAAGGTAAAGTTATTTGTTACACATGTGAAAAGCTGCCCGGCAACTTTATTATTGTAGATAATAGTACGTTCGCACAAGCAAGACCTGATGTTCGCGTAGTAGACGGAAGAATAACAACTGTTGTTTCTAACGCAGTAGTTTCTAAATTAATGCCATGCGACACAGGAAAGCTGTGCGCTGCTGAAGATATTAGCATAGTAGTATCTAAGAACCACAAAATTGCAACGACAAATTGGAAAATGATAACATATGAACTCTAACGATATAATTGATATAGCTGATCTTGATGTAATTTATTTAAGTTTTGACGAGCCGGCCAAAGAAGAATTTTGGCTAAAGATAAAGAACATGGTGCCCTGGGCCAAGCGAGTAGACGGCGTGAAGGGCAGTGATGCTGCACACAAAGCAGCAGGCGAAATGAGTGACACTGATAGATTTATTTTGATTGACGGTGACAACTTACCCGAAGAATCTTTCTTTAACTTACAACTTGACTTTACTGGCAAAGATGATAAATTTAAGAATGCTCAGTTTAGATGGAAAGCTATAAACGCTATAAACGGATTAAGATACGGCAACGGTGGTATTAGTTCTTGGACAAAAGAATACGTTGCTAATATGAAGACGCATGAAAATCAAACTGAAGGTGATGTATCACGCATAGTAGATTTTTGTATGGATGCTGACAGTTCATATTACGCTATGTGGGATTCTTATTCTACTACATATCCAAACTACACACCTTTTCAAGCCTGGCGAGCTGGCTTTAGAGAAGGTGTCAAAATGTCACTAGACAGGGGTAGAAAGCCAACAGTTGATGAATTCAAAGAAACTGTTGCTATGAGAAACGTAGACAACTTGACTATATGGCATAACGTGGGCGCAGATGTTACCAACGGTATGTGGGCTATATATGGTGCTAGGTTAGGAACGTATATGACAATGCTTACAGATTGGGATCATACCACAGTACAATGGTTTGATAATATAGCCGCACTTTGGGAAGAACATAAAGACAGTGATCCTGCTTTAAAAATAATAACACTAGGTTTTAGTTTACATGATAAACTAGGCTTACCAGTAGACACGTTAAATAAAGAACAAAGTAAGTTTTTCAAAAGACACTACAAGCGAGATTTCAGAAATCAAGGCACACTAGTCACTGAAATGGAAGTAATCAGACGAATTGAGGGTTGGTAAGTATGACTTCATTTGAAGAAGTTCAGTGGAATTTGAACTCACAGGGTAACATAGATCGCAATAATAGAGATAACATACTTGAAGTACGAGATTTATTGAACGAAACTGGAAGTGGATTTTGTTTGGCTAAATTTACTCAAGTCACTTTACATTTAGGTACTGGGTTAGTACATTCTTGTCATCATCCAAAAACTCATAAAATACCGCTAGAAGAGTTAGAAAATAATCCCAATGCATTATTTAATACTACGCATTTAAAAAAAGCAAGACATGAAATGATGTCCGATAAAAAACCCACAGAATGTGAATACTGCTGGCGAGTGGAAGACACTGGTGAGATTAGTGACCGATACTTGAAAAGTATGGAGCCATGGGCACTAGAAAACCACGATACTATAATTAGTACTGATCCCAGTGATGATTTTTTCCCTACGTACTTAGAAGTAGATTTCAGTAATGTGTGTAATTTTAAATGTATATATTGCGGCCCGGAGTACAGTTCTAAATGGGCAGATGAACTAAGGCGTTTAGGTCCTCTTAAAGTTTTGGAGAATACTAAACATGAACAATGGATACAAGGGTATCAAGAAGGTTTAGAGAACCTAACGTATAAAAACAACGAATGTAATCCTTATATTGATGCTTTTTGGAATTGGTTCCCTCAAGCATATACTAAACTTAAAACATATCGTATTACCGGTGGGGAGCCATTACTAAGTAAAGAAACATACAGAAGCATCGACTGGTTAATAGAAAATCCGAATATAGAATTAGAATTTAATATAAACACTAATCTGTGTGCCCCTGAAGCACTTTGGGATAAATTTGTAAATAAGATAGAACAGTTAGTTAAAAACAAATCGGTAAAAAAGTTTACAGTATATACTAGCCTGGACGCATGGGGGAAGCAGGCAGAATATTTGCGACCTGGATTAGATATAGAGTTATTTAAACAACGATATATACAACTTCTAGATATTGGTAATATAAGAGTAACTACTATGTGTACTTTTAACCTACTAAGCTTAACGACATTTATAGATTTGCTGAAATGGCAATTAGAGTTAAAGAAAAGGTATAATCCTGATAGTGCAGGTACGGTATGGGAATTAGAAACGGGGTTTGTTATACCAGACTCCGGAGATTCATTTGTCACTAGGAATGCAAAAAATCCAGACCATATGAACGTAGTCGGAATAGATACTCCATACTTACGATATCCTGAAGTATTAGATGCGCAATATGCTACTCCGGATTTGATACAGAAGTATCTGATACCGGCTATGAATTTTATGTCAGGAAACATGGCCGGTACTATATGGGGTTCCTTTCAAGGATTTGAACCATATGAGATTGAAAAATTTAAAAGAGTGTGTTTGCAAATAATGCATTTCCAAAAGACATTACAATCAGACCCTAACAAAACTGCTCTGATCTATGCTAAATTTCATGACTACATAAATGAAATAGATACCAGAAATGAATCAGATTTTTTAGAAGTGTTTCCTGAATATAGAGATTTTTATATAATGTGTAAAAATAAAAGAGAAAATTTGATTGTGAGATCATCATGATTAAAAATATAGCTCTATGTGTGTTCGGTAATACACCAATCAAGAATGATATAAGTCTCAGTGAAAAGGATTATCGTATAGAAACTTTTGCTGTATCTGATAAATGTCAATATACTAGTATGTGGCTTACCGCTAATCAAAAACGACAGTATGAAATATATCATAAAAATAATTTTGATATTTGTATTGCGCTACAATGTGAAGACGTACATTTGTTAAACAATTTAAATTTTAAACATGAAATAGATAATAAAATCTACTATTTAAATAACGTTTTTTATGATAACAGCTATAAAAAAGGGATATCTCCTAGTGGATTTTATGCAAATTCACTAGTTTTTGATAGGTTATGTGAATTCATCTTTAATAAGATTGATTCTAGTTGGGACATGACCGATGCTACTAGATTCTTCTATCATATAAAAAGTATAAAAATACCAATGGTGCATATAACCAGATGAAAATAGCTGTTTGTTTAAGCGGGCAATCTAGGACTGCGGAATTTACATTAAAGTCTATACAAAATTATTTCAGTGGAGATTATGAAACTGATTATTTCTGTCATGCTTGGGATTATAACACATGGAAAATGAAGAAAGATTTTGTTTATTGGTCAGAAGACGAGCTAGTTAACAGAGATGATCTACAAATAGTATTGAATAAATATGATCCTAAATTAACATTAATAGAAAGCAAGCAGGACTGCCCAACCGAGGGCCCATGGCATAGTTTATTTTATAGTATGATGATGGCAAACAATTTGAAAAAACAATACGAAATAAGGAATAATTTTAGATATGATTGCGTAGTTAGAGCTAGATATGATTCAATATTTGACCCTGCATCTAATTTTATTTTTAAGCAACCAAACCATACACTAGATTTATATATAAATCATGCAGATAGAATGAAAACGGAGTTCAACCGAACAAACTTATCAGATGTGTTTTTTTACGGATCATCATATTGCATAGATGTAGTTACTGACGTTTATCGTCATATTATTAGTACGACTGATGATTTATCATATTTAGGCCCCGGGGTAATACTGCACGACTATTGCAATAAATATAACATCGTGTATATGAAAAACAGCAATGCTGGTGAAGTTGTTTATAGAAAAGAATGTATACCGGCAGATTCTATAATCAAATACGGAGATATATGTATGAACCATATGAGGTATTATCAGGTATGATAGAATATTTTTACATATCCGGAGACTCATTTGCATTTGGGCAAGAATTAGGATATCCTAGATTACAAACTCGTGATGTATACGATTTCACGTTATACCATAGAAAGAAATGTTATTCGGGTATCATGGCTGATACTATCCCGGGATTAAAACAATATGTCAATAAAGCATTACCGGGAGGATCAAATGAAAGAGCCTATAGAAAAACAATAACAAATATAACACAGGCATTAGAAAAATACGCACCTGAAAAAATATTTGTTAATATAAGTTTGACACATGCATATAGAAGAGAATTTTATATAGACACAAACTGGTTCCCGTTCATGTATACATTTCCTCCGGGCGATAAATCTTCTGATTTGTATAAATTGTGGGAGTTATTTATTAACATAGTAAAAGATAATAAAGGAATATACATGAGTGATATGTTACATGTTCTCGGTTTGCAACATTTCTTAATGAAAAATAAAATACCGTATTTATTAACATCATCTATGGGTAATAAATACGAGAAAATGATAACTACAGAAAGTGTGCCAGCCAGCGTAGTTAATCAAATATACAAACCTAGATATTATGATGACATATCGTTCGCCCAATTCACGCACATGCATGGATTTGAGATAGGGCCTAGATTACATCCTCTAGAAAAAGCGCATAAGGCTTGGGCACATCATTTATTGGATCATATAAATAAAAATGAGCTTTTCTCTAACAAAGATTTACTGTGACAAAAATAGCTGTGTTAATCTCCGGTGCTTTTAGAGAGTTTGAGATTGCACACAAATCTTGGAAGTTTTTAGACAATCCTGACGTAGATGTTTATTTTTCAACTTGGGAAACTACAAAACAACACAATGATAAATTGAACATTCATGTCGATGAAACCGTAACTGAATATAATATTAGACGACTTATACCTAATTGTAAAGGTGTTGATATAGGAAGTGCTATAACATGTAATATAGCATGTAAAAATAATAATCATAGAATGATTAATAGATGGATGGCAGGAATAGCACTTGTTAAAGTATCAAACATAAAATATGATGTATGTCTGATTATTAGACCGGATTTGTATTTTAAATATGATGTTAATGTTGCGCATTTTTTTGAATGGTTAAATGAAATAAATGAAATGAATGAAGATCGTATATACACATTCACTACCGAATCTGTAGTACATATGTGGATACAGGATCAGATGATAATAGGAAAGTATGAAAGTATTATTAAATTAATAAATCTTCCTGTAAGCGAATTACATAATACGGTAGATATACATGTTTGGTTAGCAAAAAAAATATCTAAAATCTTTAAATATGCACCGAAAACAATAAAAGGGGTAGGAAAACAGATTTGTATTGTTAGGCCCAATTCTAGAAACAAACCGCATATTGATTTTGAAATAGCTAGCAAAGATTCTGACAAATGGTATAGATCACTAAATTCTCAAGATACGATTATAAAAGAGTTTTCTGGACTTTCTGGAAGTAAAGTGCTAATGATTAAAAGTCTTAATGATTTTATTATACGAAAAATAGATAATATAGAAAGAAATTATGAAAAATTAATATTATTGAATCAGAATAACTTTTTAGTTCCTAAAATTATAGATAAAGAAGAAAATGTTCTTGACATGGAATATATATCTGGATACGACATGAAAACTTTTATAAAGTTAGATAATATTCATAAATTTGTAAATTTTGTTATTGATACCATGAACAGATTTAAAAATATAAATACTCAAGAAAAGAATTATACATTAATATATAAAAATCAGTTAGATTGTTTCAAGAACGATAATAAATTACCCTTTACTATCACCGAACTTTTAAATAAATTGCCTAAAATTCTACCATCTGGTTTCTGCCACGGCGACTTTACATTAAACAACATTATATATAAGGAACCCAACTTTTACATGATAGACCCTGATTCCAATGCATATAATTCCTGGATATTTGATATAGTTAAGTTGCGACATGATCTTGACGGTAAATGGTTTATTAGACACGAAAATAAAAATGAATTCAATTTGAAATTATCTGCAATCAAACAAGAACTTGTTATTGCGTTTCCTGAAGCATTTAATGACTATCTTTATATTCTAATATTATTACGGGTATATAAATATTCACAGAAGGGAACAATTGAACAAAAAATGTTATTAGAGGAAATGAACAGAGTATGGAAATAATAGTGCCGGCAGTGCCGGCAACTGAGTTAGTAACTCGGTTTCCCGAGGACAAACCTAAATTTATGTTATATGATTATGCAGGCAAAAGTATGCTCTTCAGAGCGGTTGAACCTTATTTGACCAAATATAAAATACATATAGGTGTTCTTGCCGAACACGAACAGAAGTTTAATATAAAAGATTTTATACAACATGAATTCGGAAATTTAATAAATTTAGTAATAGTACCTGACCAAACTTCGGGACCGGCCGACACCGTTGATGCAATAATAGAACTTGCACAAATTTCCATGGCTAGTCCTATACTAGTAAAAGATTGTGATAGTTTTTTCAAGCATGAAATAGTTGAAGGACATTATTTATGTGTCTCTACCTTTAATAAAAAATTAACGGTAAATAGTCCTGTTAATAAAAGTTATGTATCATTCAATGATACTGGATTTGTGCAAAAAATATCAGAAAAACGGGTATTATCTGATACTTATTGTACAGGGGGTTATAAGTTCCAACAGGCACATTATTTCAGAACAGCGGTGCAGGATATAAAATATTCTAATTTACAAGAAAACAATGAAATATTTATTAGTGATGTTGTACGATATATGTTGTCAGCTAATCAACCTTTTTTTATAGTAGATACAACTGATTATATTGATATAAGTACGATGTATGATTGGTTAGAACATAATAATAAACCTGTTGTATTCTGTGATATTGACGGAACTATTATTAAACATCAACAACGTTACGGGGTTGATAATTACGACAGTGTGCCGGTACCTCTCAATAATAATGTCGGTACTGTTTTGAAAATGCAGGATCAGGGATCTCAGATAATCTTTACAACCTCTAGACCTGAATCTGTTAGAGATATTACACATCAGATGTTAAAGTCTCTGGGTTTTAACGACTTTCAACTATTAATGAATTTAAATGATTCTGCGCGAATATTGATCAACGATTATAATGAGTTAAACCCATATCCAGGAGCAACTGCTATTAACATACGAAGAAATTCAGATAATTTGGGTGATTTCTTCTGAAGGCTATAGCAAATTTTTTCTTCACGAGGAATTACAATGTCTAAATTAGTTAAAAAACCATGGGGCCATGAATCATGGATAGAAGATGGTACCAGAACCCCCTATGCTGTAAAAAATATATTATTCTTAGCAGGAAACCGTACTAGCTTGCAAGTACATAAGTACAAATGTGAAACTAATTGTATTATCAAAGGTACGGGTAAATTGTATCGCAGTAAAACTATATTTGATATAGATATGTTTTTAGAAAAAGGAATGACTATAGGCCAGGTAAATGAATACGAAGAAACGTTTGAAGTGATAGAACTCTCTCCGGGAGTAACATTTACTATAACACCGGGTATTGTCCATAGAGTTGTTGCTGTTACTGATTTAGAGTTTATAGAAACCAGTACTACTGAGTTAGATGATGTTTATAGATTACAAGACGATGCAGGAAGAACACACGGTAGGATTATAAGTGAACATGAATAACATTACTGTTATTATCCCTACTGCTGGATTGGGATCACGATTGGGAGTTATATCTCAATTTATAAACAAAAGTTTAGTATCATATAAACATAAACCAGTGTTATCACATATTATAGAACAGTTCCCCAAAGACACTAAGTTTATTATCCCTATTGGATACAACAAACAACAAGTAAAAGACTTTTGCGAATTAACGTACAGTGATAGAAATATTGAATTTGTTGATATAGAACATTATAAACAATCTTGGACAGGCCCGGGCTACACAATAACACAGTGTTTAGATAAAATTAATAGTTCGTTCTTTTATATTCCATGTGACACCTATTTTAATGAAAATATATTGGGTGAGTATAATGAGGATACTTACTTTGTAAAACAAGTTGATCAAAAATTGCATCAAGAATATACTACTTTTAATGTAAAAGATGATAGGATAAAAGAGTATAAATTTAAACAAAATACTGATAGTTCTTGGTCTTCATTTACTGGAGTAATGTTTATAAAAGATTTTGATTCTTTCAAGAAAAGATTGTTAACGCGAGACAGTCCTGAAATAATTTATACTATTTTATTAAATAGCAAAGTTAAAAACTTAGATTCTTGGTTAGATTTTGGCAACTTAAATATTTACCAAAATGAAGTTAAAAAGACCGAACATTATGATTTTACTAAAACAGATGAAGTTACATACATTGTTAATAACAAAGTAGTAAAATGTTGGAAAGATCCTGAAGTATCTATTAAAAAATATAAAAAGTATTTAACTAACCCCAATGCTTACCCTCGTAATGTTAAGCAACAAGGGCAATTTTTAGTGTATGATTATTGCCCGGGTTCTACTTTATATGTAAAAAATGATCCAAATGTTTTTTCTGATTTCCTTGAATGGTTAGACAAAAAAGTATGGATAAAAAAACACGCTGATATTAATTCAGATGCGCTAAACTTCTATAAAGACAAAACATTAAAAAGAATAAAAATGTTTATAGAAAAAAACAAAAATTTACCAGAAGTGACTCATGTTAATGATGTTCCGGTAAAAGACTACACACATTATATACAAAATATAAATTTTGATATGCTATGCAACGATATTATACCTTCGTATACTCACGGCGATTTACAATTTGATAATACTATTATTACTGATACCAATGAATTTATTGTTATAGACTGGAGACATGAATTCGGTACTTCTGTTGAAGTAGGAGATTTGTACTATGATTTGGCAAAGTTATATGGTGGATTTGTAATAGATTATAGTAAGATTAAAAACAATACTTTTGAGATAACCAAAAAAGGTACTAAAGTTTATCTAGATGTACCTCACTGTGACGATTATGAATACTATATATCCAAACTACTAGAATATATAAGAGATAAAAACTATAATGAACATAAAGTAAAGTTACTTGTTCCTATTATATTTTGGAACATGTCGCCCTTACATACTAAACCCTTTGATGAGTTTTTATGGTATTTAGGTATTCTTATGTTTTCTAAATTAGAATTAAATGAAACGATTCATTAGTCTTAGCAAATATCCAAGTTCTAACGGAAAATATTTTTACACTAATTTCTTTAAGCTTTACAACATAGAAGCTGAATATGTTCCCTTACCGGCTACTGATGAAAATTTTGAAGATCAAATAAGAGCAGCAATAGATCAGGGCGTTAGTGGTATAAGTGTAAGTATGCCATTTAAGCAGCAAGCAAGTTTGATGCTTAATTATTGTGACTCTTCGGTCAGCAACTACAACTCATGTAATACAATTGTTATTAAAGACAAAAAGCTATACGGGTATAATACCGACATTGAAGGCGTTATCCAAACATCTACTAAAATACAATCAAAGTCAGTTGCTATACTAGGCGACGGATCAATGGCTAGCATGTATAGTAAATATTTATCCAACAGAGACATCACTATAAATATGTATAGTCGCAGATTGCAAAACTGGGACGATAGACATGATAACAATGCTGAAGTAGTTATAAACTGCACCGGTATAGGAACGGTTGATGATGAAAGTCCTTTGCTTAGTTTAAAAAACAAGAAACTAGTAATAGACTTAGCAATAAAAAAGAAAGAATTATACAAACAATGTCTAAACAACGATGTAGAATACATAAGTGGGTCAGAGTTTTACAAACATCAATTTTTAAAACAATTTATGTTATATACCGGTGTACTAGTAAACGAACTAGAATTTGACAAAATAGAAGCTGAAAAAAATGATTACTAAGTTAGTTTTGGATATAGACGGGGTATTAACTACCGGTCACTTAATATATAGTAAAGAAGGAAAAATATATAAAGTATTTGGTCCACATGATAGTGATGGCTTAAAGATAATTAAAAATTATATAAAAGACATACAGTTTATAACGGCTGACAAGGTTGGCTGGGATATCACCTATGCTAGAATTGTAACTGATTGGAAGTTTAGCTCAGAACAGTTGCATCTTGTTCCTGAAGGACATCGTATGGAATGGTTCATAGATAATTGTAATCTAGATGAGACTGCGTTTATAGGTGACGGTTATCACGATGCTCCTATTCTTGAAAAAGTTAAGATAGGTATAGCACCCTCAAGTGCTAGAAAAGAAGCAAAACAAGCGGCTAAATTTATCACTGAAAGCGCGGCTGGATCTGGTGCAGTTCTTGACGCTTGTTTGTATTTAAAGGATGTTATTATTAATGAACATAAGTAAATTTAAACTAGGTCTAGGACCTATGAGTAAAGATATAGTAAATCTTTGCTTAGAATATAGTAAGATTCACGATTATCCTATCATGTTAATAGCTAGTAGAAATCAAGTAGATTTTGATTCTGGCTATGCGTTTACTACTGAATCTTTTGTTGAGTATGTTAAACAAAATAAAAATTATGATCCTAACCGAGTATTGATTTGTAGAGATCATTGCGGACCTTACTTTAGTGATGATGATAAACGCTTAACTTTAGATTATGCAGTAAATAGATGCTTAAAAACTATAGAAACTGATATAGAGTCAGGATTTGATTTAATTCATATAGACGTAAGTAGAGTAAGTCAAGATATGCAAGAATCAGTAGCAATCAAGCTATTTGATTATGCATTGTCACTTAATCCTGATATCATGTTTGAATTTGGTAGTGAAGATAATACTAATACTGGATTAGATGAAAGTATTGCTAACTTAGACAAGCAATTAGTGTTTGTTCAAAAATATAAAAATAATTTAAAATTCTTTGTTACGCAAACCGGAAGTTTAACTAAACACACTCAAGTTGGAACATTTGATCCAATTGTGAATAAAGTAACTTCAGAAAAGATACACTCATATGGATTGATGTTCAAAGAACATAACGCTGATTATTTGTTAGAAAGCGATTTATTGTATAGAACAAAAGCAAATGTAGATGCAGTTAATATAGCTCCTCAATTGGGATCTATACAATCCACTGTATTATACCAACTAAGAGATCATTGTTCGGCAGAATTTGCTGTCTTTTTTATTTCAGTAATTAATAGTGATTATTGGAAAAGGTGGGTGTTATCAGAATCAGATTCTGATAATTTTACTAAATTTAGAGTTGCTGCTCATTATTGCTATAATTATAGTGAGGGTAAAAAACTTATGGCTATATTAAACGAAACTGAAGAATTTAAAAATAATCTAAGAACTGAGATTTTTTCACTGTTGAGTATATACAAAAAGGGATTAGAATCGTCATATCAAGATGAAAGAGAACAACGATTAAAAGCGAGATTGGAAGAACTTAGAAAACGAGATCCATTTATTTACCAATGATTATTTTAGGAATTAGTGCAGGGTTTCATGATGCTGCGGTTACTGTGTTACAAGACGGTAACATCGTCTTTGCCGCACACAGCGAACGATACAGTAAAATAAAAAATGATTGTTTCTTGAATCAAGAAATCATTAATGCAGCACTTGCGTTCGGCAAGCCCGATCAAATTGTTTTACACGAAAAGAACTTTTTCAAAAAGCTAAGACATATAAGGGCAGGCTCGTGGCAAGCTCTAAAAGAACCTAGTACGAAAGAATGGATTGAACAATTTTATCCTCAATTAGCAGGAATACCTATAAAAGAATATTGGCATCATGAAACACATGCGGCAGCAGGCGTGTTAACTAGTGACTTTGATGAATGTGCCATTATGGTTATAGATGCCATAGGCGAATTTGATACTGCTACGATATGGCATTGGAAAGATAATAAGCTTACTAAAAAGCATAGCGTAAAGTACCCTAGTAGTCTTGGCTTATTCTACAGTGCTATGACACACAGAGTTGGCTTAAAGCCAATGGAAGATGAGTACATTCTTATGGGCATGGCTGCTTATGGCTCTAAGGATGCCGCTACTTTCCTCAGCTACAAAATGTCACATGATTTCTTTAGCTACCCTGAACCTTTTCATAATCCTAGAAAAGCATTAAAAATGAAAAAGAACTTACATAGAGGTATATCAAAAGACATGTACACTGAGTATACTGATTATGATATTGCTAGAGCAGCACAAATGGAAGTAGAAAAAAGAATTATGGCTTATGCACTGTATGCTAAAGAACTTACTAATTCAAATAATTTAGTTTTCATGGGAGGTGTAGCTCTTAACTGTGTAGCAAATAGTGAATTGTTCAGATGGTATGAAAACATTCATATCATGCCAAACCCAGGTGACGCAGGTAGTTCTCTTGGTGCAGCAGCACTAGAGCATTTTAACAGAACTGGTAATAAAGTTAATTGGCAAACTCCTTACTTAGGTTATGATATTAAGGGCGAGTATCCTATACAAAAAG